TCTGCAAATGCAGGTACGTCTGCACCTTCTTGGTAACCCCAAATATAGTAATTTGTACTATCTTTAGCTAAAATATTAATTTCAAACAAACCAAAGTCTGTAAGAGTTAAGCTTGAGTTAGAGTTTCCATCTGAATAAACAGATACGTTGTCAGCATTTGAATCTAAGTGAACAATACCGCCAATGAAAAAATTAGTATTACCAGGTGTTAAAATAATTAAATTTTCTGCTTCTTCTGCAGCTCCACCGTAAATTAATTTGTAAGATTGACCTGCAACCGGGGCAGGTAAAGTAATTGTTCTATTAGCTGCAAGTGCAGGAACTACAAGAGTTCTTCCACTGTCAGTTGCTGCATCAAGAGTTTTGTTTTCATCACCTAGTGCTACAGGTGCATCACCCATAGTTATAATTTCAGTAATCACTCCTGTAGAAGTGTTTTTACTAACTGTTTTAATTGTGCTTTCAGATCTAACTGGACCTGAAAAAGTTGAATTAGCCATTTTTATTTACCTCGTAGTTATTTATATACTGTCTCTACGTCGTCTGCTAGGTCAGTCAGTATATTAGTTTTCCTAGTTTTGTATGGGGGCCGAAGCCCCCATATTAAAGTTTATTATGCTCCAGGGGAACCGAAAATACCTCTAAAGTCTGAGAATCCAAATGAATATCTCTCTCTAGCTTTGTATTTCACGTTGCCTGTTTCAAAGTCGCCTTCCATTTTAGTTTGGATGGCTGCTCTTTGAAAGTGCTTTAACCCGTTAGGTGCATCAGTCTTGATAAAGAACGCGTCTGTATCAGTTAAGTAGTTATTCACTACGTAACCTTATGGAATCATTCCCATGCTTCCAACTGCGTTGATATGGTTATCTGAAGTTCCTACTCTTTGATTAGACTTCATAAGTCTTTCAGCAGTGAATTGAAGATTAACTGGAATAATTAATTTACTACCGTTAAGAGCGACTTTTAAGCCTCTGTCATCAGTAATTCCAGCAATGTCAATTAATGCTTGCTCAAGAGATGTCTCGTTAAGATCAGCTGCAGTAGCTAACTCATTCGATACAGTTCCGCCAGTTGTAGGGTGGTCAGTAGCACAAAGCTCTATACCATCTCCACCTGTAAAGCTACTGTTAAACGCATTATTTAATACGTTAGCTGCTTTAACTTGCTTGGCGTTACTCATTGAACGGGCTAATGCCTTAGTGTAACGAGAACTGATTTTGTCATAAAGGTTATCCTCTACGGCTTCCTCAGTAATTGCGAAAGCTAATGCTACAGTTTCGTGTGTATAGCGAGCAGTGAAAGACTCAGTAGCGTCATCAAAATTAACTGATCCACCTTCTGGTTTTACCTGTGCTGAACCGAAACCGGAAAGCATTACTTCTTCTTCAAATGCACGATCAGAAGTTTCTGTATCAAAAATTTCTGTGTGCTGGTTTTCATATCGGTCATACTCTAACCCAAACAAAGCGTTAAGGCCTGGTTCAAGTTCTTTGACCAATTGTGATCTAGATATTGCCATGTTATTCTCCTATTACGCTAATGCTGTGGTTAATAAATAAGAATGCTCACCAGTGTTAGGTATAACGTAAACATTAACGTTTGCTGCACCTGTATCACTGTTGCTTGGATCCTTAGAAATACCAATTTGTTTAAATTGTCCGGATGTTGTTACTGTAGAAGTATCTAACTCTTGAGTTGATCTGCCAGAAAGGTCACTTCCACCTGTATTGACTAGATCAAAACCACCAAAGTTCATAGCTGCTGTACCAGTTCCATCATGTTGGACTTCGAAGACGATTCTTGGATCGTCGTACACAAATGCAACAATATCAGAAGCATTTGTGCTTGCTGGATAATGATTGCTAAATGTTGGTTTACCAGTAGTAGGGTGTGTGAAAAAACATCCACCAAAAATACCTAAAACTACGTTACCTGCTGCTGCGGCTTCAATACCACCAGCAGTCACGGCAAGAACAGCTTGACCTTGATAGATCGATGTGCCGTAGTTCGCTGCAATTTTGTATTCGTTTGTTCTTACTTCCCCACCACTAAGATGTCTTACCGGTTTAAAACCGAAAGCTGCGTCTTTATTTGCCATCTTGTTATGTCTCCATTTATATAGTTAGTCCGATGGCAGAAAAAATTTAATCGTCTTTTCTGTTACCACCGAAGGTTACACGACTTTGCCTTTCAGGTTTACTGATTGGCATACTAGGGTGTTGTTCTCTTAAGAGATCGTTTTCTAAAGCTGTTTCCTTATCTCGTGTTTGTTGTTCGAAATAAGCTTTACGCTCTGCTACGATTTCTTCTGGAATCTTAGCTAGTATTAAACCACCAACTCCTATTACACCTTTATATTTGCCTTCCTGTATAGTTGGATATGAAGCTGAATGAGCATCTGCTCTTACAAGTTCAAAGCCTTCTCTTAATCGAGCAGAAAGATTTTTGTTATCTTCTTGCCCTAAAGTTTCGGCTCTTATCCATCTGTGTTTATACCCATCTGGTGCAGGCGGTGCATCAAGTGATGACGGGGGTGCCCAAGGTTTCCTTCGAGTCGTTTGTTCTCTGGATTGAGCAGCGCGTGGAGTCTTATTGTTTGTTTCTTTTGTTATATCATTCATATGCATTACTCCTTCACGTATTTCGCATATTCTTCTAGTGGCACACCTAATTTTTTAGCTATTGCTACCTGAGAGGGTGTGAGTCTAACAGTTTTGCGTCCAGTTCTTGAGGTCCTAGTAGCGGATGCAACAGTCTGAACGGGTTTGTTGCTTCCCTGGACTTCCCCACCATCATTAAATTTGTGAGGGAATTCTGTTCTGATGCGTTTATCAACTTCATCATAATACTCATCTGAAGTAGGATCATATCCTTCTTGTTCGACAAGTTTTTTGTGGATACCGAATGAAGCATAAGTCATTGTTTCATCTTTACCAAACCATTCGTTCTTTTCAGCCCAAGCTTCAGCACGAGGGTCTGGTTTCGGTGTCGCTACATTATTTTGTACAGGTTGTTGCACTACTTGTCCAGCGTTATCTGCTTGATCAGCGGTGGTTTTTCTTTGTACTTCAGTAGCTTTAATACGTTCTTCTTCAATTGCTAACTTAGCAAGAAGCTGATTAGCACTTACTTGAGCATCAATATCTCCTTTAGCTACAGCATTTTTTAAATTGTTTTTTGCTGATTCTAATTGAGATTGTACTCTTCCTGTAAACTCATTAACGTATCCGTCATCTAATTCTTTAAATTTACCTTCAAGAGAATCTTTTTCTTCTTTAATCTTTTGAGCAAACTGAACTGCCGCTTGTTCTCTTCGTTCTGCTTCACGAATTTTATAAGTTAAACGATCAATTCTTTTTTTAACTCCATCGCTATATTCTTCTCTTTCGTCTTTTACTTCTTCTTTAGCTTCAGTGTTTTCTTTTACTTCAATTGCTTCTGATTTTGTTTCTTCAACTTTAGAAACATTTTCTTTATCTTTTAACTCAATATCAACAGAGTCTCCTCCGGTATCTAATTCTACCATAGGGTCTGCCTTATTGGTTTCTATTTGTGTTTGTGGTTGTTGCATGGTAATCCTTCCATGTTAGTGAGTTACTGCTGATAAAATATCTTCCGGACTATTTACTGTCCCTAGTATTTCATCATCATTAAGTATGCGCAATTCTCCTCCATCTATATTAAGACGAGAACCAGCGTATCGGGCAAAAATCACCCAATCTTTTTCTTTGCACCAAGGTCCGTTTGGATATTTAATTTTATCATCATAAGCATCTGGTCCAACAGCCATAACTAAACCTACGTTAGTTGCAATCTGACTATCTTCTACAGTTTTATCTGATAATAAAATACCGCCTTTAGTTTTACTTTTAACTTTGTAAGGTAATACTAAAATACGCCATCCTGTTGGTACGGGTAATTTTGATTTTTCTAAGACTTCTTCTTGTTCGGCTTTTTCTTTCGCACGTCTTTTAGCAACGTGCTCTGGTAGTATTAAGTTAGTCATTTTGCTCCTGTTTCTTTTTTAGCAGGTCCGAGAGTTCCTGTTCTAAGTAGTTTAATGTATCAAGTTGACCTAAATGATTTTGATAATCATTCCAGTCCTTGACTTGATTACTAATTATTATATCAGTAATTTGTTTTTGTCTAGTTCTAATTAAACGAAACATTTTGTCCGCTAAATAAATACTATCCATTATTTTTTAAACAGCTTTGCAGCTCCTTGTGCTCCCTTAATACCAAAACTGGCAGAAATCGCAATATATAATAAATTGTGATAATACGATGGTAAATCTTGTAAGGCGAGAAAGCCTTTATGAATATGTTCTTGCCAAGGCGTGAATACTAATACGGCAGGTAAAAGTAAAACTATTAAACTTACCTCGTCTTTCCACGATCCTTTCATTTGGTCTACTGCAGATGCTTCCCAAGCAACTTTACCTGCGATTTGATCTTCTTTTAATTTCTGAGTTGCTTTTATAGTTGTAAGTTTTAATTCTGTCTTAGCTTTTTTAGTTTCTATGTATCCACTGACGGCGTTGCTAGCAACGCCCATCAATGGTTTTAATAAAAGAGATAACATTAACTAAGTATCTTTGATAAGATTACTACAACGACTACAGCAACAACACCGGCTTTAATCCAGTCTGACATACCCCAGTCATTCCATTCTTTAATCCATCCCCAAATATCTTTTAATAGTTTCATTTTACTTACCTTCCTAAACACTGACCATCACAACATTCACACATATCAGTTCCTCCTCTAATGAACAGTTACTCTTGCATATGACACTTCTGCATCATTTGCAAATAATTCTAACATTGTTTTTGTTTCTTTCACACCTAAATTATCCTGATAAATTTTCTTAGCAGCTACAATTAAAGCAGCACTAAGTAATAAAGGATCTCCTACGTATTGTTCAATAAACTCATCTACTTCATCTAATGCCGATTGTTGTTCAATCATAGTTTTCTTTATCATTTATTTACCTTTTGATTTTTTACCTGCTTTTTTCTTATTTATCATACCGCCATCTTTAGCATAAGTAGGTACGGAGGTTCCTTGTAGCTTTTTCTTTACATTTTTAACATTATCTACTTTAAATCCCATTTTTTTTCCATATTTTTTCTTTAGTGCTTTTCTTAAGCTTGCGGACATTCCATTTGACATATTTTAACCTCTTTTCCCTGCTAAAGCAGTTTCAGAACGCAACATTGCTATATCTTCTTCACTTTTTAGCTTCTCTTGTTCTGCTTGATCCTTTTGTTCTAGTTTTTCTCCCTCAAAACCTAGCTTTGCAACGTCTAATTGTATTTTTTGCTCTGCTAATTGTCTATTTTGGTCAATTTCTTGTGCTCTTAAGTTAATTTCTTGTTGTTTTAGGTCAATAAGAGGGTCTTCGTCTTTTCTATTCATAAAGTCTTGCTCTTCAGCAACCATATCGTTAGTCATTTCAGTAATTTTATCTGCAATTTCCTTCTCATTCTGCATTTGGAACTGCTGCATTAACTCTGGAGGTAGTTGACCACCGAATTGCGCTGCTTGTTCTTCCATAAGTGGAGCATTCTTTGCTTCAATCTCTTCTCTTGCCATTAATGATATATGTTCTGATATATGAGATTGCAAGACACCCATTGTAGGAGGGTTGTTAGCAACTAAAAAGGAACTCATAAACGCTCTGTGAGCATTAATGTGTGCTTCGTGTGCCTGACCAGGAAAGGCTTGAAGTTTCATCATCTGTAAAGCCTTAGAATTCTCCATACCGGGATCTTCAGGTTGCGGTTGAGCAGGTTTTTGTAATAATTTGTCTACATCTCTTACTCCTAGTGCATCATACATACGTCTGTAAGCTTCATACATGTTGTGCATTTCAGGATTAGAAGTTGCCATTTGTAATTGCGTTTGAGCAAGGGTAACTCTTTGAGACATAGAGAATATATTTGGATCTGATACAGGTAAGATATCTACTCTCTCATCAAAGTCTGCTTGTTTAATTGTTCTGTTACCACCTAAAACTGCATAAGGATATTCCTGTGGAAGACTCTCAGCAAAAACTTTTGCTAGTAATTTAAACTCTAACTTTTGTCCGTGGTGTAATCTTTTATGAATAGCATTCATAACTTTTGTACCACGTTCCATGATAGCCATGGTAGTACCAACAGGATTAGCTTGTGAACCTTCGCCCATCTTGTTATCTGCAATCGAAGCAAATCTTCTACCTGCATCTACAACAAATCCTAGTAGTGCAAATAAAGTTTGACTTGGCTCTTTATAAGGAATCAACATTAAGGATTCACGAATAGCACCACCCGGTGCATCTACATCTCTAAACTCACCAGGCTGTAAAGGTTGATCGTCATCTCTAACTCTAAGTCCTCTCGCTTTAAAACCTGCAGGTAAGTTTGATAAGGTACCAGCATCAATAAGTTGTCTAAGCGCAGACGTTGCTGTTCTTGATAGACCACCCAACATATGAATAAGACCAAAGCCATAAAATCCAAGACCCGGTAAAAATTTATAATGAACAAAGTATTGTATTTTTTTACGAAGAGGATCACCTTCTTTGTAGTTTCTATATATAGCTAAAACTTTGCCAGACCCTTCATCAATAGTTACAACATAAGGAAGTCTAATACCTGTAGGCTCTCCTGTTTTTTGATCTTTATCTTCAAAGCCAATTATGTCTAAGTCACAGTGAAATTCTAAAATAGAAATCTCTTCTGCATTGAGAGGCTTATCGACTCCATCTAACTCGTTGTATTTATCTTGAGCATCGGATACAGAATCATCATAAGATGTTTGAATATCTATATCTCTATATAGTCCACTGAACTGTTTCTTACGTAACTCATTGCTCATCATCTTCACAACGTGCACAAGTCTTTCACAAGAATTTAAATCTGTAGTTCCGTAAGGTACAACAACTTCTTCTGCAGGTACAAATTTAGAAACTGCTCTTCCTCTAACTTCATCGTAATAAACTTTTTTGAAGGCACTTCCGGCTAACGGTAAATGAAATAACATTTGATCTAAATCTTGATCGTACTCTTCCATCTCATAAGAGATTTGATAGTTCATAAATTCTTTAACACGTTGCGATTGTGCTTCTGACTCAGGAGTTATCTCTCCTACAATTTGTGTACGAACAGGTCCTTCTGGTGGTAGTAGTTCTTTGTAAGCTTGCGCTTGAAATTGTGTTACTGTTTCTGCAAGGAGAGGATGAGTAACACCTGATGCGTTAGCAAAAGGTTTTGTTCTATCTTCATATTTAAATCCTAATAAGTCTAATCCATCTGTATAAGTTTTTAACCAATCACTACGAGCATCTTTATCGTGGTCATAGTCACTTGTAAGACTTGATGAGATTTGACTTAGTTCACCGTCTTCTAAAAGTTCTGCAAGGTTAGCGTAGAATGTTTCTTGGTCCGCGGCCTCTGGAGCAGGGTTCACGATCGCCGAACCATCGTCCAGCATCATCGCACCAGCTTCCATCTCAACCCCAGGAAGTTCTATTTGAGATTCGTTACCTGCCTCTATTTCTAATTCTATATCTTCGGTAGGGTTGTTTTTTTCTATAGCCATTATCTAATCTTTCTTGTCAATTGATTGATGTCCATAATACCGCCTTGATTCATTTCTGTAAAGGTTCCGTTTTTTCTTGGAATCATAGTAGGGGTATATGTTTCATCAATATATCTTTGTTCTCCAGGTGAAATGTATTTAGGTATGAACTCTACTTCTACATCATCTCTACTGCCAAAAGTATTGTTTTCTACATATTTTGTTCCTAGATATTTATCGAACATAAAAGGTGTAGCTTTAAATGTAATACCATCAGGTGTTGTTATATAAGCTCCTGATTCAATTAATTCTTCTTTTCTGACTCCAGATGCATTAAGCCTATCCAAAGGTAAAGGATTTTCTATTGTTCCTAAATTTCTATCTTTAGTTAAAAAAGATGTTACTTTTTCCATAATACCTTCAGGGTCAGCTTTTCTTATTATCTCTCTTACTTCTAACTTTTCTTTATCTCCTACTAAAGTTCCATTACGCGTTCCTTCTTGATAACCCATAATAGGTCTTGTCATTTTGTTAATGTCCATCATTCCTCCTTGGTTCATTTTATTTTTCATCATTGCAATTTCATTAATTGCTTCTGTGTCTCCTTCAGCTAATTTTTCACCAGCCTCTTCAAAAGCTTTCTTGTTTGATTTAGTTCCTTTATACATGTCGAATCCTGTACTAACAACCCCAAGAGGCCCCGCAGCTTTTGCTATCACAGGCAGACTACTTACTAATGCAGCTAATATAAGTCTTGCTCCTACTTTATCACCTATTCTAGCAAGCCTTTGTGCTTCATTCAGCATTATATTTTTTACAAACCCTGCTTTACCTGTTAACTTGCCACCTGCTTCTTTTAATTCTCTATCAACAGCTTTAACAAAATTTTTGGTATCTCCTTTAACAACATATCCTGAAACTTTTTCAAAAATAGGATCAAAGACTTTTGTGTTTAATTTATACTTTTTGCCATCAATAACTAATTTGGATTTATCTTTTTCTCCGGCTTCAGTAAACATAGTTTTTAATACATTTTGATTACCTGCCATAGCTTCAGAAACATATTTACTTCTTAGTTTTTGATAATCGGGATTAGCTCCTAAAAAAGAAGCACTTTGAGTAGCTGATGAAGCGGCATCATCACCTAATGATCTAGCATAATTGATGACATTATCTAAGTAGTTCTTTGCTCCTTTAGCACCAGAGCCTTCTTTTAACTCAGGCATTCCTGAACCTACATTAACTGTTTTTACTCTTCCTTTGTTTTTAATCTCTATCTCATCGTCTGCAACATATTTTCTATTTACATCTCTATCTACATTATCATAAGCAGCTGATCTTCTTGAACCAGGTTGTTCAGACTGAGCATCTTCAAGTCCAGGGCCTACCTGATCTGGTCCCATACCAACAGAAGAGGTGCCTCCTCCTAATTCATTAATTAATGATCCAAGATATTTATTATCTTTAAACATATCGAGAGCTGACTTAACTTCACCACCAGGTGCCATTTTGATAGGCGACGTCATTTCGAAAATACTTTTCATAATTATTTTCTAGCTTTGCCGTATCCTCTTTGTGCTAGTCTACCAGCTACTTTAGATTTTTTCTTTTTAACTTCTCCACCGTGCTTGTACTTTTGTACAGCTTCAGAGTCACCTTTACGTACTGCTCCACCTTTATTTAGAAGTTTTGGTTTTACTCCACCAGTTATTGGTTTTCCGTTTTCATCAAATCTTAAAACAGGAAATCCTACACCAGGTTTTTTTTCCTTTAGTTCTTGAAATTTTTTTTGTTTTTCCATCTTCTTTTCTTCTGCAGGTACTAAACTTTTTAGTTTTTCCAGAGTTTCCTTAGAAGGTGCTTTTCTCCTTGGATCCCCTGTAGCAGGATTTGATTCAAATTCTTTTATCTTTTCCATAGACTCCTTTATAGACTCTTTAAGTGCTTTTATATCAAAGGCACTGGCTTGACCTCCTACTTCCTTAAGTCTTTCTCTAAGGTTTCCTAATTTTTTTTCTTCTTTTAATTTTTTTGCGTTTTCACTCATTAGTAATACTCCATTGGTTCCTTGATCCGTGGTTCATCGTGATAGTCATCTGGGAGTTGTACAAAGTTTCCTTGTCGGTATCGCATAAGAGCTTGAGTTGTTGAATCAACGTAGTCATCATGATCTCCAAAAGGGAATGCCGCACATTCCTCTATTACTTCTTCAGCCCACCTTTCATCAGGATACCACACTTGTCCTGACTCAAACATAGGCGCAACTGAGTTAACTCGTACGTGTTTATCTTGTCCTCTACTAGGAGTATAATTCACGACGGGTATTCCGATGGATCTTAACTCATCTGTAAGAGGAAGTCCAGAGGCTTTTGCTTCAATAATCACGGTCTCCGGTTCCCAGTATTTGTACTTTTCTAAAGCTCTTTGTTTTAATTCTATAAAGTCCCAACGACTTTTTTCTGCATCTAGTAATATTATTTGCGGGGTTCCTTTTTTTGGATGACTGAACACGCCCCATGTTGTGATCGCTGAGTAGTCCGCGCTTTCTTTTTTACTGAACGCGGTATCATAAGATTGGATCACGTGCATAAGATCAGGGATGTCGTCTTCTTCCCACATCTGCCACCATTCTCTTTTGATAATAGATCCTTCTTCAGATGTGGGATTTTGTTGCCACTGTGCTTGCCATTTTTGCTCGGTTAACGAAGCACGGGTAGCTTCCAAAGATTCAATATCCCAATATTCTGGCCAAATAGGTTTGTTACTAGGTAGGATTGCAGGAAATTCTACAACCTCCCATTGGTCTGCCTTGGGATCTTTTGATTGTGCATCAATCAATTTACCTGTTAGATCTTTCGTGGACCACCGTGTCATTACAATAACGATTGCTCCACCTGGCTGTAAACGTTGACGAGGACCAGAAGTGTACCACTCATAAGCATTGTCCAGAGCAGTGGCAGAAAGGGCGTCTTGCTCACTGTGCGGATCATCAATGATAAGTAAATCTGCACCACGACCAGTAATAGCACTGCCAACACCAGCAGCGAAATATTCTCCACCATGATTTGTTTCCCATCTTCCAGCAGCTTTACTGTCTGCGGATATTTGAACTTTGTCAAAGAGTTGTTGAAAGAGTACGCTGTCAATTAGATGTTTCATCTTTCTACCGAATCGAACAGCTAGTTCAGTTGTGTGTGTAGTCTGAATAATCTTGAGCTTTGGATTATTTCCAACTAGCCACGCCGGTAGGAGGTAAGATGCAAACTCTGACTTAGTATGCCGGGGAGGCATGTTGACAATAAGTCGGTTTGTTTTTTTATTCTTGATTGCTTCAAAATGTTTGGCAATACTTTTGTGATGGTACCCGGAAATAAATTCTGGCCACACGTGTCTGACAAAAGGGATAAAGTTCTTCTCGGCAGCTTCTAGTTTTTTAAGATGCTCAACAATTAGCTGTTCATGTAATTCGGCTTCACTTTGACTAGTCATTGTATCTTTTTTATATATTATTAATTGGGAGAGTCAACGTTTGAAATTTTTATAATTTTTTTTAAGAAATCAATAGGGGGCCTATTTCCTGTATTTAGGGTCCGTATGATTTTGGACGGTAGTGTTTGTCTGGAACAGGGGGTATAGTAAAAAAAATTAAGAACCTATTATTCTATTTAGGGGGCGCGGGGGGCGTGTACGGGGGTCATTCATATATGAGTACCTGGAATTCATATATGAAAGTTGCCTGGACGAACCTGGGGGACAAACAACCAGGAATAAAAAACCCCACAGCTCCGACCACGCATAAAAAAACCCCGCATGAAATTAATCAAGCGGGGTTCATGTTCCTTAATTAAAGGTTATTGATACTACCAGTTGCGACCGCAACCTGATGCAAAGTAAATAGCATTACCCATTATTGTTTGACCCGCAATAAGGGACGCGCCAATATTAAGAGGCAGACCTTTAAGTAATCCCTCTTCGTCTACCAGTAACTTACCTAGACCTTTAGGTAATCTTACTACTTCAACATAACCGCCAATTATTTCTTGGGCTTCGCGTAGATCGATCTTTTCCTTTTTATCTTCTACTACTTTTAAGATAGCTTCTTGCATAGTTATATTCTCCATTTCTATAATAATTATATATTAATGAGATAGTGGAACAAGGATAATATAACGGTGGTGCCTCTCCACCGAACAAGGCTAATATTACGACGAGCTCCGCGATATGCTTTTTGTAAATTTTGAATAAGGTTAGAGCTGGGGGTAGAGCGAGGCTTAGAGCTGGGTCTAGACCCAGCTCTATGATTATTAGTTAATTAAGCAACAAGAGATAAGGCAGTATTCATAGCCTTAGTTTTTACATTGTCGATACCATTGCTAGTAAAAGTATTTTTTAATCTAGCGCTAGTGTTATCGATACCGCCTCTTAAATGATCTTCATTATAAGTAACACAATTAAATGCTTTCCATAATGTATCATTACGAACCGCGTTCCCTGTATTTTGAAGTTTGAGAGTTTTACCGTTGCTCTCAATGCAATCATTCCAAATACCGTAACATCTTTTTATTTGTTGATTACCTGATAAACCATTAAAAAAAGAATAATCTTTTTTACCGTGTTTATCGAACTCAGATACTAGCTCTTTGTTCCCGTAAACCAAAATAAAATACTTTAATAGATCTTGCTCTTTAAGTTGAACTCCATCAAGAGCTAGAGCTTGGTCTTTGTATTCTTCATTTGATTTAAGCGCCATATCAATTCTATTTTTAATCAAGTTTTCAAGATTAGAATTAAATTCTATTCTATGAGTAATTGAAACCATGAATTGATCATTATCTTTAAGCGCCTGCATATAAGTATTGGAACACCAAATAGAGATATTAGTGGTATTAATTTTGGTTTTATCTCTACCAGTGTGAAAGTTGCTAAACATTAAATAGTTTTTAACAACATCATCACCAATATTAAATGAACCGTTTGTATTAGCTAAAAAAGTAATAGCTTTGTCATTGTCATAACTAAAACAATGTTCAAAATGAATACCAGCTTTTTTAGAAAAATGATCTCCCATTTCTGCAAGTTTGTTATTTTGCATTGGGTGATACTGATTAGTTAAACCGCCAACTAAAATTTCTTTTTTATCTTTTACAAGATTAAAGAATTTGTCAGATGTGATTGTTTCACCATCGTGAGTAGATTGAGCTGGGGTCATTTGAACATTCCAATCCAATCCCGCATTATTCATAAGTTGTGAACAATCCATTTTTTCACCGACGGCGCTAAATTGAGACAATCCCTTTTTAGTTAAATCTAAAAGAGATGTCCATTTGTAGTTTTCGATTTTTTGGTTCATAGGCATAGTTATATTCTCCATTTCTAATAAGATAATATATAATTGGGATACTATTGCAAGTATTATTTAACGGTCGTAGAATAATGATTATAGTTAGAATGATCGTGATGATACGCGCTACATATCTTCTACTACCCTCGCAAACCAAGATCTCTCTATTTTTAGCAAACTTATAAACTCTATAGCGTTTACAAATCGTTTTCTGAGTATATATCATTTCAACTCAACCACTGGCTTCATGATTTCGGGCTCACCGTTCACGATCATTCTAATTATAATATCGAAACATTTTCTATTTTTTCAAGTTTTTATTCAACGGTCGTAGAATAATGATTTATTTTAAAACGGGATTGAATTTCTTAATATTAAAACTATCTATCAAAGATTGCATTTCTTTTTTTTTTTCTTCATCTTCCATAGTTTTAATGACGGTCGCTAGATCAGATATTGCTTTTTGATATCCGCCTAAATAAGACTCATTATTTGAATAATCTGTATGATCATAATGTCTATCATCTTTATTATCCATTATTTCTTCTTCCGCTAATAGATTATTTTTCATTCTATTTATAAGTATTGCTAATTTTTCGTTCATGGTTTTATAATATATAAATGGGATATTAAATCAAGTTTTTATTTTGGAGACCGCGATCAGACTATGCAAGAAAACTGACCGCGGTTATTGGTTTGATTTTAAATTAATAAATAAAGGATTGGTGCAAATACGGCGGTCATGATAACCACCGCTATTAGTAATTCGCTATTGTCCATTATTTATCACCGTTGGGATCTTCTTCTTGTGTCCAATATTCATACAACTCGTCTATAGTTTTTGTATCTGCTTTCGATATCCATTTCCAAGAATTGTTGTGTTGCTTTTCTTGTTTTACTATAAAATCAATTTTTTGTTTTTTGTCCATTATTTATCACCGTCGGACTTTTCTAAATGCTCGTAAGTATAATCATAATTATGGTTTGATATATTAATTATCCTATCCTGTGAGCTTTGCATTTTTTCAACGTCTTTTAAAATACCCTCAAGTACCTTGCCTAGTGAATTAATGCCGTGTTTTTCTTTTGCTTCTTTTTCTTCTTGCCATAGTGCTTTAATATTTTTCATTTTTTAAGTCCTTCCTATATTATCCCATAATCTTATTACTTAAATAAGAAATTGTCAAGCGCTTTATAATTATATTTTACACCGACCGTCGGAGAAATATCCAACAAACAGGGAACACGGTCAACGGGACTTGATGAAAGGTCAGCGCCTTTGTCACCGTCGTACAGTTTGATCGTTCTTCGTTCGATGTGCTTGATCAAGTAATAATTTTTACCACCGTTGGAAAAGTTGTTATAATTCCATGATATTTGCAACGGTGATATATTAACCGAATTCATTTTGATACATTTTAATTCAAGCCATATAGGTCTTTTATTCTTAATTCCATATAAATCAGGAACGCCCCCGCCGTGGCGGTTTTCTACTCGTTGCCAAAAAGCGCCTTTGATATTTTTAATAATATCACGCCCAAAAAGGCTTTCAGGCTTGACCGTCATTTCCCAATATCTCCCGCTATATGATGCCTTACAAATTGCCCATAAGGTAAAGTTTTAACCCATTGTGTTAATTTCACGGCGTCGGTTCTATCCTGTTTTTGCTTTGAAGTATCCGACCAAGCAAAGCGGGTGAAACCTTGCCCCGCATAACAACCGCCCTTTTCAGATTTTCCTACTTTCTTTTTTTGGCTACCGTGAGCAACAAACTTAATAATATAATTTCTTTTTATCCTAGCGCAAAGAGGTTCACCACTACCGCAATTTTGACAAGTGATTTTTTTATTATCTTCGGCGGGACATTTTACAAACTTAACGCCGTTAATAATATCAACTTTGTCGGACATTGTAGCGGGTGCTGTATAAGTAGTTTGGTGACCGTTATGGAAACTGTTTAGAGCTTGAACGACTGTATCAGCAGAATAATTTATCACCGTTTTATTTTCTTGATTGCTTGGAATATTTTTATAATCAAAATGAGTATATGTCCACGCCTTGCCCCTTTTTGGGACTGCATTAATTAAAGCGTTTAAATATTCTTTGTCTATTTTATTTGATGAATTGTCAGCGTCAGGGTTTAAAGAACACGAAGCGGGACAAGTTGAGTACATAGAAGCCCCCGCCCTGTATGTGGTCGCGATAGCCCCCGTTTTTCTATTAGATGATAAATTAACTAATTTTAAAGACATGGTTTTTTATTCCTTTCTTAATTATCCCATAATCTTATTATTATATGATAACTTGTCAAGCCATTTAATAATATATTTTTGTTTTTTCTTCGACTTCAATAAGTTCTTTAGAAAGATCATCACAAAAAATTTCAATGTTAGCTTTTTGCAACGGGTTTAGTGTTGGGTTATTTATAACTATATTTAATTTTATTAAAGCTTCTTCTATTTCATCATATAATTGTGAATTGTCGTCAATTTCTTGTTGTATTAATTCGCTTACTTTTCCCATTTTTGTCCTTTCTTAATTGTTTATTTATAAAGAGATGAAGGGCTTTTAATTTGACATAGCTAATAGCTTTTTAACCTACTTCAAAAACCTTTGGAGCGAATTTAAAAGGTATAACCCTACACACTCTCTCATCTCTTAACATAAACACAGATCAACCTTAACGCCACACCTAGAGGGTTAATTAAGTAAGTTCCACCGTCAGTAAAGACGGGTGCAGTCGTGCCATTACATTCTGTGTTCATTATAGAATACAAACCTAACACTTTCGCCACCTAGTCGCACACCTTACAAATTCTCGCCGTCATGTGTTCAGCAACGCCACTTATGTAAGTAACGCTAGGCTTGGTTGCTACTAAAGATTTAATATTCATATCTTATATATATGAGATAAAAGTAAAATGTCAACCCTTAAAATAAAATTATTTTATTCTTGTATTATCCCATATTAATATTATATAAATAATTAAGAAAATGTTTTCTAGGGGTAAGTAATAAACGGAGTTATTCGGCTTACTTATCCCGACCGCGTAGAAATTAGAAAGGACTAAAAATGAGTGATTTACAAATGGAAGAATTTAAAGAGCATATGCAAAATGAATTAGCTGATATGACGGTTAATGATTTTACTAATCTAATAGATAAACATGATTTAGGAATAGCAGAACTTGATGCAATGTTTTATGACTTACTAGAGATACTAGTAAAAGAAAGGTCTAAATAATGAATAGAAAGGAAAGTATTATACAAGACATAAGAGATTTAAGAGACGATGACTCTCATGTATGCCCCGCTGATAAAGATGATTACTTAGAATGTACTTGTACAAAGTATGATCATGTTATTGACAAGTTGGAGAACTTTACAACTGAACTTAAAGATAAAATAATTAATTTAAGTATATCAGTTGCTTGTATGATTGATGACATAGATGAGGTCAAACAAAAAGATGTAGAACATATACAAGACTTAACAACTCAACTTGAGAATATAGTTGACTCTAATACAGAAAAGAGGTGGGACTGATGAAGATTGAACCTAAATCAAAAGACTGTGTCTATATAACAATTAATGGTTGGGTTTATTATATTGATGACTCGACAGGTGATAGAATAATGAAAAAATGGAGGGACAAAGAATGACTAACAAAGATAGAGCAGAAAAAATACAAAGATTACTTGGTCTACAAGATGACGGTAAAGCAGAGTATGCAAGAGTTGCAGACGTAATTTGCGATTTAAGACATTATTGTGATTTGCATAAAATTGATTGGCAAGATGAAAAGTCTATGTCATATGATTTTTATGACGCAGAGACTTATCAAGAAGTACCTTTGACTAAAAAAGAAAGCATAATTATAGCTAGTCAAGACTATCTAAGGGTTCGTTTGCCTTTTGATTATGACACATGGACAAAAGAGGTACTTCTAAAATATATACAATCTAATTTATTTGGTGAAACCTATAAACCCACTACTGAGGATGCAGAAGAATTTTGGGAAATTATTTTAGACAAGGCAAATTGGTATGAAAAAGGGGTGCAAGAATGATTGAGTGGATTATGGAATTATTAAAAGATCTTATTGATGGGGATTAATCCCCATCATGCTCTATGGTAGTGACTTCCATACCGATAGATTCACCGTTCATTATGTTTTGGCTACAACTTCTTTTAGCTTTGCTTCAAGTTCGGGCCTCGACATATTATCTAGAGAAGCAGTTACAACTTCCTTTCGATCTACATAAAATCCTGCCAACTGACCACGTCGGTATTCTGCTACAATCGCAGGACCTAGTTGACCATTCTCAACTGCTTGTTCTCTTAGTCTAGCTAATTCTCTAGCGTGTTTAACAAAATCAATTTTACTAGCCTCCGCATATTCTTTTTGCAAAAATTCAATCGCTTCTACAACTTTAGGAAACATCTTAGGATTGCGTAAGTTACAAGCCATTTGAGTCGCTGAGTTCTCAGAGTAACCCGCTTGTTTTGCACAGTCAGTAGGAGTCATCCTCCCATTTTCTTTTACAAAAGTAAGAACAAAAGCTCTTTGTTTTGGTGTTAATTGTTTATCAATATCCATAATTATTATTTACTATATATACATAGAAAGTAAATATATATAAAAAAAATGTATTTCAATGAAAAAACCTCAGTCTGTAAGACTGCTACTATTGTTGTATATCAACTATTCTAGAAATCATCTATCCCAAGGTTACGTAACCTGAAACACAGACGTAACCTAAAACGTAACCCTACTATTGTTGTATATCAACTATTCTAGCCTAAAGTTACGTGGTTACGTCAAATTCACGATATTTCAGAAATATTTTTTTCATTTTACTTTTGAAACATCTATATAAACTGATAATATGTAACCATGAATAGAAATGAAATAGAAGAATTTTACGGGGACGACGAACCAGATATACTTTTTGCAGATGGATTTGACTCTGCAATTTTGGGCGTGGTCCAAGATCCGTGGCACGAGAACACTACACGAGTTCTCTACAGTATAGAACTTATATTAAAAGAACTTATGGGCGATAATGAAATGACCTATGAAGATGCATCAGAATACTTTGAATTTAACATCAGAGGCTCTTATATGGGAAAATACACACCTTTATTTCTAGATACATAACTAATCATGAGCGAAAAATTCAAAAATCCAATTTCGGCCCCGTTAGTCTTAATCGAATGGTTTGATGCAAAAGATGGAGATACAGGTTGGCATCCTGTAGAAGAAATCTTTCTTGAAGAATTAGCCACTTGCCAATCGGTCGGTTGGCTGATAAAAGATACAAAGTCCCAAATAACTATTATGAGTGATTACTGTGAATACAACGAAGAGAAAGATGGCGGTAGACACATAACCATTCCGGGAAGTTGGGTAAACAAGATTATATATTTAGAACAAAAAAAGGAGACAGAGAAATAAGATGGATATGACAAGACTTTTAAAATCAGTGCGTGACCATGAAGGGTATCGCAATAAGGTGTATTTAGACACGCTAGGCAAGAGAACTGTGGGCGTCGGCCACCTTTGCGTGGAAGACTTTTGGGAAGATGATAAAGAGTACGACGAAGAGTTTTTAATGGAGACTTTAGAAAAGGATTTAGAGAACGCTATCTCAGGTGCAGAAGAATTGCTTGGTGAGTACACGGTCCATGATCAGTGTAAAGAGCTTATTGTAGAAATGGTATTTCAAATGGGTAAAACAGGTGTGTCTAAGTTCCCTGCTATGTGGAGAGCGCTCAAAGAATCTACACCGCCAGATTATAAAACGGCGTCAGTTGAGATGCTTGACTCCAGATGGGCCAAACAAACTCCTCAAAGAGCCAAAGCCATGGCTAAAAAGATGTCTCAATTATGAAAAAATTTATACATATAAATCAACTTAAAATAAGATCAAATAAAAAACACAACACTAACGAACCTGTCATTACTTGTAAGACCTATAAGTCAAATGACTATGCTCATAACTTAGAAATCAAAGACAAAGACGATGTCACCGTGGCTAAAATAGTTTACTCACCTGAGAAGCCACTGTCTTGTGGTGCAAAAGTGTGGATTGAAACTAATGAAAAAATTGTTTTAGACAACGGTTTGTGTTTGGATAAATAGATGTCCTTTTTAGTAGCAAACGTACCACCTGTAAAAGTATGGATTAAAAAACAATATCTCTACGATCATCAAAAAGGCCACGGAGAATATGTAGAAGGCGTTTGGGCAACAGTCAAATCTATACAAGGCAGAGCATTATACTTTGAAACATATATACCTGAGTACGCTGCGTTGTATGACAAGTTACCTATTAGTGCTTTTGTAAGTTCTCCTGATGTCAAAGAAGATTTACCTTTAGAAGAATTAGAACTATGGGACGCGTTCAGTTATCATATCACAGTGATAGAAAAAACAACTGTACCTCCAAGAGCAAAGTATTTGTCACCTTCTAAAAATTGGTATAAGGGAGAATATTTGTTTACGATAGATAACTGTCACGCTGATCATAACTTACCTAATATCAATTATTCGCAAGTGCCAGAAGAACATAAATCATTTAATATTCTAGAATTAGAAAACGGCCACTTCGCCGCTCAACCTAACAATAGAACACTATTTTATGACAAGTCCTTGACTCCATCAGAACCAAAGCAACCTGACTTTAAAGTATCTACAATAGAATATAATGTAGAATCAGTTAGTAAGTGGACGGCGGGCGATGATTCTAATTACTTCTACACATTTAAAGAACAGAAGTAAAATTACATACTTCTTCTTTGATAAGTCTTTGGAAACTCATTATAGCTTAGATATTCTTTTAAAGCCCAACGCCAATCTTTACCATATTCTGCCTTACAATAGTTAATAAGGTCCTGTTGCGGGTCCTTATTGTCAGCAAACAAGTTGCTAAAGAAGTTTAGAAAGTGGTTCTTAGCACTGTTTGTGAGATTCATCATACAAGAGAATATAGGTATGAATTTTTAATTTACTTTTGTTATTTTGATATAGCTGATGTGTTATTTTAAAATTTTATAAAGTCATCGTCATTTGAAAGCTCATCTTTTTTGCCACCTAATCTAGTTTTATCACTAAATTTAAAAAGCTCTTTGTCTACAAGTTGACCCTTTGTAGCATCTTTAATCATTTCTCCTGTGAAAGGATCAAACACACGAACTGTGTCTGTGTCTAATTTTTTAGTATTAACAACGATTTCATTCTCAGCTTCTTTTCCTCTCATTACTAAATCTTTAGCGTTGATGTAAACTTCTTGTAAAACTAAATTATTTCTATTTTTACCTAAACCTTCACTGTAATCTATTAAATTATGAAGACTTAAAGCCCGTTCAGGATCTAATGAATAAGAATTTATATCTTTTTCTAATGAAGGCATACCTTTTCTGTAAGCTTCCATATCACCACGAACTAAACGATAAGCCGGAAATGTTTCTCCTAAATGTTCTTTTGCAGATTCTTGAATTAATTTTTTATACTCAGGGTAATAAGAAAGTTTCTTTAGCTTTTTAAAAGCGTCTGCATTTCCTAAATCTCCGACTCCTCCATGATATTGATTTTCATAAAATTCATGAGCGGGTATGTTTTGTCCATACTCATATTTTTGATTTTCTGGTTTATTTAATTCTTTAATGTCAAACATTACATCAATATTATTAGAAGCGTCATAAAAAGATTCTTTTGCCTCTTCTGTACCAAAATATGTTTCTTTTTCTTTATTTTGAATTTGTGATTCTAAAATATCTTCTAAAGGATTTTCAGTAGTCTTTTTTGGTTCAACTTTTTTACCATCCCCCTCATATCCAAGAAATTTTATTCCTGATGCAAAGCCACCATCTTCATTTTGAAATAAACTTGTTTTCATTAATTTTTCTCCTAAATTTGCAATAGATTGACCGTGAGTATAAGAACCTTGTGTATAATCAATATATTCTTGTGATTCTACACCATCTGGTATATTTATAACACTTGCCTTTACATGAACAGGAATATATTTATCAGGATCTAAATTTTCAAAATATTTAGCTCTATGTCTTCCTTCATGATGCGTCACTTTAAAGTCTCCAGTATTAAAATCTTCGTGCATATCTAATGTAGGAATTGAAATACCTGTTTTATTTTTTTCATATAGTTCAAATGCTCGGTCATTTCTGTCTATCATTTCTTCTTCCGAAAAGGATAAACCTTTAGCTAATCTTAAAAAATCTCCAGGTTTCATGTAAGTTAGAACATATTTAGCTGTATTGGTATATGCTCCAGGAAAACTATCACCCGACTCTGACCAAAAATTGTTTGCATAAGGGGCATCAAGAACAAACTGTCCTCTTTTTTTATCTTTTTCTCTGTAATCTATATTAGGATCTCCTACACTTCTTTCTAAAGCTTCTCCAAACACTGCGTCACCTAAATTTTTATCTTCTTTAAGTTTATCGATTACCATTTGATTATAATTTTCTGCCATATTAATAAATTTATCATTTATATCTTCTTCTGACTTTTGTATAAAATCAGAAACCTTAGGTGGTGCAGGCATAGGTGTAACATTACTGTAGTCTATGTTTTTTTCTTCAGGGGTAGATAAAAGTCCTGGAAGTTTTTCAGGGACAGGTGTTATTAAAGGGTCTGATTTAATATCATCAGCAAAAGTAGTTTGTTTCCCTAATCCTCTATTAAATTCTGCTTGTCTATCAATATCATCTTGATCAGGTGAAGACCAAATTCCCCTTGGTGTACTAGTAATTTTATTCAGAATAGAGGTCAGATTACCCCCTCTTAAAATACTATAGATATCGTCAATCGGAATGTTTATTAATTTATTATCATCTTCTATTTTACTTTCTAAAATATCTTCTAAAGGATTTAAAGAATAGGAAGCAGGATTTATTAAGGATGACAAGCCCTCTTTTAAGTATTCTAGACCTTTAGGATCTGTTTGAGAAGCTACGGCTGCTCCTCCTGCTAATAAAGGAAGATATCTAGCTATTCCTTGTAATGGTAATGATACTAATGGCCCCATAATTTACTTTTAGCATAAAATATAGCAATTGACTATCCTATATATAAAAGAACTTGATCCCATGGCCGTGATCGTTATATAGTGGTCGCTTTCACTATTCACAAAATTAAGGAGATACCATGACCGAAAAAGACTTGCACAAAATGATTTGTTACCTAGCAGACAAGGTAGAAAAACTAGAAAAAAACCAATGTAAATGTCAATCTACAGACGAAGCAAAGCCTAGCCCTGTTCAATATACAACAAATTATGATGAAAACGACGAGTGTGTAAGCTGTTCTGCCTAACGATTTCTGCGTAATCGACGACGGTTGCGTCTTTTCTTAGACCCTACCTTACGACGACCTTTATGATTTTTTCTTTTAAGAACTGCCTTGCTCATGTATTAGGAGTATTACCCAATGCATAATTTTCTACTACAATGAGCGCTCTAAAATAATCTTTTTCCTTAATAGGTAATCTTTCCCAATCATCGTATCTAAATTTTTTACTGACACTGATAAACCGTAGGCGTTTGGCCCGTTGATCGAGATCAGTCTTTTGAGGATACTGAGGATGAATATCTGTAATCATCCATGAACACCTTTAATAGGCACACTAGAATTAAACTGTATGTTAAAAGCCATGGATCGTCTTTCTCCTTCACTTCTAAATGGGTAGACTTGATGAGCTAACCAACTAGGAAACAAATAAAAATCTCCTACTTCCGGTTTTACTAAATAACTATGCCTTGAGAAAGTATGAGGAAGAGATCCTAAGAACTCTAAACATCCGACGGTGGCATGATGATCTTCTTGAGCGTATTCTTCTTCTAACTTATCGGGAACTTTTAAAAAAGCTACACCTGAAAGATTAGAGTCATGAATGTGAATAGGATTAAAGTCTCCTTGATATTGACTAACAACCCAACTTGTAAGAGATAATGAAGTCCCTGATGGAACTGCACCAGGTACAATTTTATTGACATACTCTTGAGCTAAAGCTACATAAAATTGCTTGAGTCCCGGAATCTTATCTTCTGAAATCTTTATCTCTTTTTTAACGTTACCTGCTAGATTTTGACTGTAGTCATACTCTTTGGATAAGTCTTCACTATTTAAAATCCTATCAGATTCTTTATTTATATTTTCTACGTAAAAAGCAGGGAGTTTCGTTTTTAGTATACTAGGTCCAAATGGTTGATAAATTTCATAACTTAATTTGTCGTCACTTTTCTTTTTTTCTTCAGTCATCTAATCTACTTAAATCCCTTCGTAGTTCTGTAATCTCATCTGCATGTTGTATCCAAAGTTTTCTTCCTTCGGTTACAATCATGTCCCACTCTTCCGCAAGAAAGATTTTGTCTTCGCCTTCCAAATAGGAAACGCGGACGTGTTTACGGTCATCTTTTTTAAAGCGTATAACTGCACTAACTATTTTGTTTGTAACGTCCGTTGTTAACATCTTGTTCAAATCTATCTACTAAAAATAGTATTAGACCACCCATGGATAAATGCTTTAATTCAGGCACTTTTGCTTTAACTTCGTTTGCTAGTTCGTAGGCTTCTTTCTTGACGGCCACAGATTTATATTTTGTAATATCTGTCATTTTCTTCCCTTCTACTACATATAGTATGTATTTTCATATAAGCCCATATATATAGGAATAGTATGGGAAAATCAAGGACTAATTTAAGCTCTTTCTCCGGTTAAAATATCCTCTATAAGGTAGGAAGACACACAAGTAAATTCTACGGCGGTTTTCGTATCTTTATTTAGATCTGAAAACTCTTCTTTATAGATTTGTATCTGTTGAAAACAAGTATCATAGTTGTAGTAAACTATTTCTGAGGCCATTCTTACACATTGATCTTCTACATTCAAAGAACCTTGAATACATAAAAATCCTATCATAAAAAATTTAAGCATTAGTCCTCCTTATCAATATAAATTAGTTCAACTTTAAGTTTGTTCTGTTCCGTGGTCGTTGTTCTATTAATCTTTGTCCCTACCTTACGATAACTGATAGTCTTGACATCAATAAATCTTACTTCCCCTGTCTCTTGATTTACTAAAACTAAATCAATTGGACCTATGGCTGACATATTTTTAAATACCATATAGCCTTCTTTCAAAAACTTTATGACAGCTTTAAATTCGCTTATGTCTCCGATTACTTGCTTTGGATCTCTCCCCATGACGGACCTATCTCCATATCCACTTTCAGTGGTACTTTAAGTTCAACCGTTTCTTCCATCATTTTCCTAATCTTGATGGCTTGCTCTTCACTTTCAATTGATACATTCAATTCATCGTGAACTTGTATATGTGATACTATACCTTCTTTATATAAATCAACCATAGCTTTTTTTGTCATGTCCGCAGAAGACCCTTGAATCAACCTATTTAAAGCTTTATAAGTCCATGCTCTTTTAAGGTCTTTTCCATATTCTCTCTCAGCGTCTGCTAAAGATAGTGACTTATGTATACCAAATGCTCTCGGTTCCCATAAATCAAAACGACATTTTCTACCTAATAAAGTTCTAAGATATCCTACACTGTCCGCTTTCTTCGTAGCTTCTTGCATAAGTTGTTTTACGAAAGGAACGTTACCATGAAACTTAGCAAACAAATCTTCTGCTTCATCTGGATTTAAACCCAACTGACTAGCAAGTTTACCTTTACCCATTCCGTACATCATACCTAAATTAATTGTTTTAGCAGAGGATCGATCAATCCCTGCCATGTCTGCAACTGCTTGATGAAAGTCAGGGTCCTCTGTTTTGTAAGACTCAATAACTTTATCAGCACCTTTTAAACCACCTTGTGTCAAAGCTGCAAAATGCACTAACACTCTTGGTTCTTGTTGTGAATAATCAAAACAACCCCACGTACAGTCTTTCTCAGGAACAAAAATAGATCTAATCATTGGTCCGAGTTCCTTGTTTCGTGCAGGAATTTGTTGAAGGTTCGGGTTACTATAACTAAATCTACCCGTGACTGTACCACCTTCATCACTTCTCATTTGATGTATCTCTGCATGAATCTTACCTTTGTAAGAATGCTTTAAGATTGTATCTATAAAAGTTGTTCTCGCTTTGTTAATCTCTCTCGCATTAGCTACAATACGTGCAAAAGGATTCCTATGTGTTACTAAAAAGTTTTTATCAAACTTAGGTTGACCAGACTTTTCTGTTCTTTCATAAGGTATGTTGAGTTTATCAAAAGCTTTAGCGATACTTTTTGCTGCCCATATATCTACCTCAAATCCGCTGTCCTGTTTAATGCGAGACAGAAATGTTTTCTCTCTTTTCTCTAAACTTCTTTTGATAGAATCAGCCTTCTCAAGATTAACACAAACACCTTTCCATTTCATATCTAACAAACAAGGAAACAACTCTGTTTCTAAATTAAAGACACTTGTCAATTCTTGTTTAATAATTTCTGTTTTGAAGTATTGCCATAGTTTCAAAGTCAGATCGGCATCTTGTTCTGCGTAAGGACCGACATACATAGGCGGCAACTTATACATTTCACCTTTAGCATCGACACCCCATTCCTTTGCCGCTTCATACAATAAACCTTCTGACTTTGAATCTTGTAAGTATTCTTTTCCTAATTCATTTAAAGAATATCTAAATCTATTTTCATTAATTAAAGGTGCAGCAATTAAAGTATCTATAATTCTTCCTTTGACTTCTAATCCCCACCAACGTAACCAACCTACGTCATACATAGCATTGTGAAAAACTTTATCACAAGGCAAGTCTAATATCTTTTTTACCTGTCTTTTAATGATGTTCTCATCAAAATTACCACCACCTTCATGACGTATAGGGAAGTAACCTTTCCAACCTTCTACAGCAATAGCAATACCTGCAATGTAACCATTACCAATCGCCCAACCTGGCCCCATACTTTTAATACCTGGATCATTTGTTTCTAAGTCAATTGCAATTTCTTTTGCATCAGATAAATCCGGAATATTTTCTGGAGGTAGCCATTCACTTGGCGGTTGAAATAAAGGTATCTGTGTCATTTATTTTCTTTATTTATTTTTGACACTCTATCATCTATTTCAATCTCTGCTGCAATAGCTGCATATCCTGCAATATCTATATAAGAATCTTCTTTATGTTTTGTCTTCAATCTAGCTATCTTAAGTAATATCATACAAATAGCTACATCATGTGCTGAAACAGGGTGCCCTAAGTATTCACTCCATAGATTAGCTATGTTTGTGTGAGTTGTAATTTTGTTACCATAATCACTAGCTCTATCACCTTGTATAAGTTCTTTTGCTATCTTTAATATATTATCACTCACTGACATCGTTTGACTCCTTTATGTTTTGTATATCTTGTTTAAGTGTCCTTAGTTCTATCTTTAAAATTTTTAAACGGTCTAAGATTTCTTCTTTTGTTAATGTAAAAGATAGAGATAACAAAATAGTCATTTTTTTATCTGTTACTTCTAACTGTTTTAGTAATACGTCTTTCATTAAAATGCCTCCGAAAACTCTCTGTTTGTTTTAGATCTAACTATGTTGAGACTTTTCTTTGCTCTTGTCATACCAACATAAAAGACTCTTCTTTCTTCGTCTTTATCTTTCCAATAAGACTCATCTGTTCTACGAGATAAATCAGTCAACAACATAACGTTGTCTGCCTCTCCACCTTTGGCTCCGTGTATCGTGGACAGTTTAATCTTCGGAGAGTAATCCAGATTCTGTCCACGACGGAGTACCGCGCGAATATAGGAGGACTTAATGCGCGGAATACTGTCTAATGCTTCAAACCAAGGTAAGTTACTATCAACTTTTAATCCGTGATTCGTGGTCAGTGTTTCGTAGTCATACAACGCTTCTCTGTCTGCTTTTTGCAGTGTCTTATGACCTTTCTCTACTGACTTATCTACATGTAAAAAATAATAAAATTGTTTTACTTCTTTATAGGTAATCTTTTCACCTTTACGAATACTCTCCCAAGATTTAATACCTTTTAATACTCTGCTATCTACAGAAGTAGTATTATTCCTGGAGTAGTAATAACCATTTAATTTTAAATTTTCTTCTAACTTATCAAGAGTATATTTATTACGAGCAAGAACCAACCAATCACCCTCTGTCAACTTATTCAACTGCTCTGTAGGGTAATAATTAATCTCTCCTTCTTCTTCTCTAGCTGACCATTGCTTATCTACACGTTCTTTTACTCTAGAAATAAGATCAGTTGCTTTCTTTTGAATTTTTAAAGGTAGTCGATAAGACTTATCTAATATCTTTCTTTCGCCCTTCATGTTAATTAAAAACTCAGGTCTAGCACCTGCCCACTTAAATATGGCTTGGTCATCGTCTCCTGCAATATAAACTCTCTTTGTTCTTTGTGCTATTCTGTCTACCATTTGCCACTGTAACCAACTTAAGTCTTGTGCTTCATCTATAATAACAACATCAAACTCAGGCATCAAGTCTACATCTCTTTTATTAAACTGAATAAGCATATCAGTGTAGTCATATTTCTTTCTTGGAAAGATACCACCAAACTTATACTCATATAGACCTCTTTCTATATAATCTAATTTTAACCAACCACCTGGTAAATGCCCCGTCGTGGGATTATCAAACTGTTGCTTTGCCGGAATACCGTTAATTTTTGACAGATCTATTATTCTTGTAAAGACATCATCAGGTAGGCCTGCTCCATATTTTTCTACTTTTTTATTAGGGTTACTTAATTTAATTTGCAATTTATTTGACAAAAAAGAATAGTCATCATCATTCATAACATCTTCTTCTCTCAAACCTAGTTCTCTATATGCCAAACTGTGAAGTGTTCTAAAGTGTCTAAAGTCTTTTGTGTCGTAGTTAAAAGTATTAGCAGCTCTACTAAGAGCTTCCTCTGCTGCTTTTTTTGTAAATGCAAAGTAACCAATCTTGTTAGGTGCTACTCCATTCTTTAATTCTTTTTCTACTAATTGTAATAGATAAGTTGTTTTACCTGTTCCTGGAGGACCAAAGATTATATTTCTCAAAATGGTGCTTCCTGTTCCAAACTTGGTAAATCTAAAGATTGATCTTCTTTCTTTTTATAAGGCACATACCACATATACACTGTTTTATTCTTAACTTTCTTTCTTGTGTCCCCACCACCTAGCTCTCTAATACGAGCACTCATTTGAGTTGTAGAAAAATCTTTAAATCTTTTCTTATCTAAAAAATCTTGCAAAGAGTCCATTCTAAAAAAGGCGCTTTCATTTTCAAACCATGCTTTACCTATAAATATTTCATCTATATCCATAGCCGCTCCTTGATCATCTAAGAATGATTCTAGTAAGGTGTCAAACCTACCTTCTTTTCTAATTTCTTTAGGCATCTCTATAACTTCTACGTCGTTAAGAAGTTGTTGTAATCGTCTAGTCCAATCATTACCATTCATAGGATTAGGAATAATATTAAGATGATCCATACAAGCTTTCCTAAATTTGTTTTGATCAAACAACTGATCTGTTTCTAATACAATTCTTTTACCGTCTACATTTAAAAACCAAACTGATTGATCACTTTGATATTTTGTTAAATCAGAAAAACTATGTTCAAAAGAATCACCTATACCAAACTTTCTAGTTTTACAAACTATAGGAGAACAAACAGAACACATAGGTTGGTCTTTGCATTTAAATTGATAATCTTTCTTTTCGTGTTGTCTAACTGTCTTCTGTACTTGATCTGATCCTAAAGGATTCTCCATATATTTATAATTAAATTCATCTATTTTCTTTTTCCATTCATCCGGCCACTTCTTTTTTGCGTATACTGCATATTGATATAAAGTATTATCTCTTCCACCTTCAGGAATACCTTGAGACATCAACGTTGCTAAACAAGGAGGACCATCATCTAACTGACTAACTTCTTTTTTTCTTTTTACTTTAAAAGCTACTAAGTCTTCTTCATTAGTACAATGAGTATCATAGAGTTCATAAAACTCTTCTACAGTGGCGGCTGTTCCGTCGTCCTTGAATGCATATCTATTACTATCATCACCGTTGTGGTAAGGTAAGTTTAGAAAATTACCTGTATCTCCTCTATCTGCTTTGATCTCTATTTGTTTTGGAAATATTTCACAATTTGCATATCCTATTTCTGCAGACCATTCTAATAATTTATCTCTAACTAATCTTGCTTGAACAGGTTGTTTTAAAAATATAAATACATGTGCTCCTCCACTTTTTGAACGACACATAACTAAAGGTAGTTTAAGATTTCTTATACCTGTAACAATTTTTTTATAATCTAAAGGATAGACATCTATATCTATACAACCCCACCTACAAGTGGAGTCATCCATAATAGGTATAATACCTAAACTGGGGTCTTTACCTGCTAAATGATCAACCCACAATCCATCAGTGACTTCTTGTTTTGTTATAAAAGCTTTACCGGATACCTTGCCGTTATCTTTTTGTCCTTCACTTTTATACTGACCATAGGCTCGTTCCAACCCACTAAAAATCTTTTTAAATTTGTTTACTCTCTCATCCATGTTTTATAAAAAAAGGGGGCCGAAGCCCCCTAAATATTTAAAATGGTGTGCTTGCTGAAGAAGGCGCGTCTTCTTCATACTTAACTTTACTTTCACCTTTGCTTACACTCTCGTCAAATAATTTTGCCTCAGAGTAATAATTAGCATTCGTTAGTTGCTCTTCAATAGTGATTTCCCAACCATGCCAATTACCTTTATCGTTTCCTTCTTTAACAGTTTTTAATCTGTAAAAGAAAGCGTAAGAAGGAGGTGTAAATAAGCCATTCTTACCTTCTAGTTTTTGTGTTTGTCTCACGGTGTTCCACTTCTTAGACTTTTTAAGTTGTGTACCCTTCATAGTAATAACTGCCGGAGTTGTGACACCATTTTCTCCTACTACAAGAATAAAATGATTACCACAAGTTTCGATATAATTACCGTTTTCTAAACGATCTTTATTGTTATCATCGCGAGTTGTTTTGGTAAGAATGTCACTGCTTGCACCATAAATATTTACAGGTGCACTTGTGCCTTGACCTCTATCTGTCCATTCTACGTACTGTCTTTCGTAAGCGCAGTGTAGAACTCTAATGCCTTTTAATCCATCGTACAGTTCATTAGTCACTGTATTATAAATCATACCTGCTTTTGCACCTTCAATAGTCTCAATCTCAGGTGACAAAGCCATAAGGACTTTTATTCTAGGTGTCGCTAGATCATCTTGTGTAAGATTTTCTAGACCCTTACTTGCATCTTTTTCCATCATAGAAATATCCAATGCAGGTAATTTACTTTCGGCTTTCTTTGCAACTGCTTGTTGCGTTGGTTCTTGGTTCGTCATTATATGCTCCTTTTACTTTTTACTTATTTTGGTTTCGGCGCCAACGAAGACTCCGAAGGTTTCCATGGGCAACTCACTACCTTTAGTGACTTGCTCACGCACGAACGCTTTTAGTGTCATAGGTTCTACCCAAACTTTTTGTTGTGGTTGTAACCCTAACCCTTCGACTTTATTTAAAAAGTCAGAGGCAGCATTGTCTTCCCCTTTTCCGAACGTAGCGGAAACTTGATTTTTGATAAGATCACCATGACCGTTATCACGTAGCCACTGAAAAGCTACTTCTCTATGTTTGACAGGTATAGAAGCTTGTATCAGTTGTTTAACTTTTATAACTTCACCACTGTCTAAGCTAATACTCTCTAATCCTAATTCCGACATTTTAGCAGGAATTATTTCTTGTGACAATTTTCTTTTAAGATTAGATTTAGACTTCAACTGTAACTCTAGCTGATCAATTTCTTCATCTATTCTCACTTGTTGAGAGCATAACTCTGATAACTCTTTTAAAGAGTCATCTTTAATATTAGGTGATTTTATGTCACCCTCCATTTGGTCTAATAAACTATCCATCAATTTCTCCTTTCTGATATAAGTCTACTTCTACGGGATAATATTTAAATTCCATCTTATCCCATTTTAAACATTTAAAGAATCCTCTATTATTATCAGCAGCGATAGAACAGGCTATGCCTATTACAACAGGATCACCTGCTAATAATAAATAGTCATCATCATTAAAATCTTTTAATTTCTTTTTTAGTCTCTTAGTTGTAGGTCCTGAACTCAACACTACTTGAGAACCCTCTGGCATAAGTAATTGTAACTTACCAAAACGTTCAGCGTCTAATACATTTCTGCCTCTAACTTCTTGGACAACGTATACAGTCATTCTTTCTCCTTTGTATTTATCCCAATATAATGATTGACAAAACAAATTGCAAGTATTATTTTTAAAATAATTCTAAGAAAGGAATAAAATGGATTATAAATTTAAAACAGAGCCTTATGAGCATCAATTACAAGCTTTAGGGGCTTCACATAATAAAGAAAATTTTGCCTTACTTATGGAAATGGGTACAGGTAAATCTAAAGTATTAGTAGATAACATAGCTATGTTATATGACAAAGGTAAGATTGATTCTGCTTTGATTATTGCACCTAAAGGTGTTTATAGAAACTGGGAAAAGCAAGAGATACCTATTCATTTACCTGATCATGTAAAACATCAAATGATTATTTGGTCACCTAATAAAACTAAAAAACAAGAAAAAGAACTTAATAAATTATTTAAGCATGAAGAAGAACTTATGATTTTTATTATGAACATAGAAGCTTTTAGTACAAAAAGAGGTACAGAAATGGCTGAGAAATTTTTGTTAAGTCATCATTGTTTAATGGCTATAGATGAGTCTACTACTATTAAGTCTACCACAGCATCAAGAACTAAAAATATTTTAAAGCTAAGAAAATTAGCTAAGTATAGAAGAATTCTTACAGGTTCTCCTGTCACTAAAAGTCCTTTAGATTTGTTTACTCAATGTTATTTTTTAGATCCTTATCTATTAGATTTTCAATCTTATTATTCTTTTAAATCTAGATATGCTGTTTTAAAAAGACAACATATGGGAAGTCATTCTTTTGATCAAATCATAGGGTATCAAAGATTAGATGAACTTAATCATAAGTTAAATCAATTTTCTTTTAGGGTTTTAAAAAAAGATTGTCTTGATTTGCCTGAAAAAGTTTACACAAAAAGATATGTAACTATGACTACAGAACAAAATCAAATATATGATCAAATGAAAAATCATGCTTTATCTCATTTAAAAACAGGGGAAGTTGTAACTGCAGCAAGTGCTTTAGCACAAATGATTAAGTTACATCAAATAACTTGTGGTCATATAACTACAGATTTGGAAGAGCATGATATTCGTATTCAAGAAATTCCTCACAATAGAATCAATGTTTTAAAAGAAACTTTACAAGAAGTTGATGGTAAAATTATTATATGGGCTACATATATACACGACATACAAAAGATAAAAGAAACTTTGGAAGAAGAGTATGGAGTCAATTCAGTTGAAACATTTTTTGGTGGTACTGCATCTGACGACCGTCAGGAAATAGTAGGTAAATTTCAAGACATGGATAGTGAACTTAGGTTCTTAGTAGCAAATCCTAGAGTAGGTGGCTATGGATTAACTTTGACAGCTAGTCATACAGTTATTTATTATTCTAATAATTATGATTTAGAAGTCCGAATGCAATCGGAAGATAGAGCGCATCGAATAGGGCAAGTAAATAAAGTTACTTATATAGATCTTATGGTAGAAAAAACTGTAGATGAGTTAATTATAAAGTCTTTGAGAAATAAAATTAATTTAGCTAGTCAAGTCTTAGGTGAAGAGTTTAAAAAATGGTTGGTATAATTATTTCATGTTAGCTAGTGGATTAGCTAAAGTTTTTTGAATGGTATCCCTTACTTTTTCTTCTAATTCAACCATGTCTTCTTTAATATCTTTAATTGCATTCTTAATATCAGCTTGATTCTCACGAGAATCTTGTTTTTGATTTTGCTCTACGTCTTCAATTATAGATTCAACTCTTCTTAAATCTGTACGAAGATCATTTTTTAATTCGTTGGCTACGTCAGAAACAAGTGAAACTTCACTTAGTAACATAGTCATTTCTTGCATAATCATATCTACTTCGGTTTGTAAGACTTCTAATTTTGTCTCAAATCCACTTAGGTCAGGAGCAGAATAATTCAACATGGTTTGCTTCATGTCTTGATAATCCTTGAACGCAACAAAGCCTCCGTACAAAGAACCAATAAGAGTTCCAAGAGCAAGTAAGATACCAAAGACCTTACCTCCCTTAAATTTTAATCCACCAAATTCAGCTTCCATTATTTACCTTGTCCTCTGTATTTTTTGTATGAGCGTCTTTTATGTTTGTTCATTGCTGACATTTTCATACGACCGTTACCAATAGAAGTTCCTTTAGGCTTGTGCTCTAAATTACTTACTATAGTTTGTTTTGCCATTATTTATATTGTGCGTCTATCATTTGATCGTAAACAGTTTTACTACCGCCAAATAATACGTATCCAGCTATATTATTATCAGAAATCGCTGTGTCAGGCAATGTATCATTATTAAAAAAACCCTCTATATTAGGTATGCTTTGTTGTACATCAAAAAAGTCTTTTGAATTACTTAATATATTCATAACTATTAAAGTTTTAATTTGATTACCTGCCTCGTATCTGCCTTTGTCACCCATGTTTTTAACTATTTTTGTAGCTGCTTTTTGTTTAGCTGTAGGTTCTTTTTTAGGTTCCTCAACTTCTTTCTCTACTTCTTCAGGCTCGGGTTCTTGTTCTGGTTCGGTTTCAATTTCTTCTGCCTCTTGTTTTGTTTCTTCAGGTTCTGCCTCCGGTTCGGGTTCCGTGGTCTCTGGCTCAGGTTCCATTTCAGGCTCTTGTATGTCTTCTTGAGCGGTCTCGGGTTCAGGTTCAGTAGACTCATTATCCATAGTAGTCTCCACAATAGGCTCTTCTGTTGACTCAATATTTACTACCTCCATTTGTTCAGGTTCTGGAATATCCATCTCCATTTCAATATCCATTTCAACTGAAGCCACTGTTATTTCCATAGGCATTTCCATATCCATGTCCATGTTTGTAGGCACCATAACAATGTCAGGCATATCATATTCCATATTCATATCCATATCCATTTGAAAATCCATTTCAAACTCTTGCATTTCCATTTCTACAGACTCAAAAGAAAATTCTTCTACAGGTGCTTCTATAGCTTGAAAGGTAAAATCATCTGTAACTTCATTATTATCAAATATCATTTCTGCAACATCGTTAGCATCTTGACCGTAGTCTAAAACTAAAAACTCTTCAAGTTCTTGTATCTGTTGATTAACAATTGTAGTTACCACGTTGTAAAGTATATTGATCGAAACGTCATCAAAGACTGGTCCTACGGCAAGAGAAATATCACGCCCTCCTACCTCAACTATAATTTTATTTAGAAAGCCAGAGAAATCGAAACTACCGGAATACTGTTGGTAGCCTGATGTAACTCCAGATTCAGATAAGATATCAGTTCCTGTAAAAACTTCAGTATTTCCATATTTTCCTGTTACATGCATATAGATACGATCAGAGGGATCTTGTTTATCTACTTTAATTGTATAATTAGTTTCACCACCATGTGTAATTGTTAAATCAGATATGTCAATAGTATTGATAAAAGTTGTACCCATACCTGTAACACCCATAGTAGAAGTTGTATTTCCACTACCTGTAATTTGTGCACATTTATCAGTACCTAAACCATAACAAGAATTACCTGTAGGCATACTAGCAGGTCCTTCGCCTCCCCAATCAGAATCCATATCACCTTCTTTAGTAGAAGTTACATAACCATTAGAGCCATCTAATAGGTCTCCTGAATCTTGATGAGTAACTATAGTGTCTGTTATTTCTGAGCCTGATGCTTCACTAGTTGTACCTGGCGTACAAAGACCAGTTGTTTCTGTAGTGCAAACTGCGTAAAGATTAGAATAGAAGCAGGAGAGTAATACCACCAAGAATATATTTCTTAATATCATTATGTCCTTCTTTTTTAGGTTCTTCTTTATTTTTTTGTTGTTCTTCTGTTTTAGCCATAGCTGCAAATACTTGACTACCTTCAGGTACCATGTGAGGATTATCTAACCAACCTTGTTTGGCTGAGTCGCCTATGGAACCCATGTACGGACAAAAACTGGCTGACATCCACATTGCATCAAAAATTCTAGGGTCTGCGCAGAGCGTAGCAACCGCAGCTACTCGCATATTCATACCAAATAAACTACGAGCTAGCTTAATCATTTCACAATTTGTGTCTTTGATTGTTATACCTGAACTAATACCTAAGACTTGAGTTTGTACACTTCCTGAATATCCACTCGTACATACATCACTATTATTAACCACAACACTTGGGCTATTTGCTGTAGGCGGTGTATTGTTTGTTACAACGGTTGATGATACGGTATTTGAGTCTGCTGCATGTAAATCTACAAAAGTAGCTGTTGCTCCAAATACAAATAATATAGTTAGTAATAGCTTCATGAATTAAAAGATATTCTTTCAAATGTAATCATAAATAGAATCCAACAAACAATAAGTAATGTTATTAAAGAAGCTACAGTGTCCATTTTTTTAATATTTTCGATTACCTCGTATATAAAAGTTATACATTTATGAACAAATATTGAAATTTCCATCTATCTAATAGGATCTTCAAGAACTTTGATCATATACTCTTCCATCCATATAATTTTTTCTTTTATAATAGCTACGTCTGTTTTCATGTCTGCTATATTACTGACTTCTTTTTCTAAAGCTTCAATTTTGTTATTAAACGTTCCGTATAAAACTCCGACGGCGAGTATCATAGGGAAAAAAGAAACTATGTACCTAACATCAACTTTCATTTTATCTCCTTGTTGTGTTAAAGAATTGATTTAAATAATTATAGTAGTCTCCAAAATTACCGGGTGCAAAACCTCCTGGTAAATTAGGTGCAACCTGAGGTATTCCTAGTTGTGTGTATTGATTTGTTTTTTGATCTCCTGAAATAATAGGCAAAGTACCTGTTATTGGATTACCTGCTGTTGGCGGAGGAGTAGGAAGTCCAGGTAAAACAGGAGAAGGAAAAGGTTTTGCACCTGGAGGTGGAAGAACAGGAGATGAAGAAGCTGTTGCAACAGGGAACTCTCTACTTTCTCTACGTAAAGTTTCTCTAGCTCTTGCAATTTCTCTTACTAAACCTTCATTACCTGCGTTAGAACCTATATCCATTTTTGCTAGTGTTTCTAATTCTTGTTGCGTCCTTGGTTTAAAACCAAATCCACTTTCAGCAACATCACCATAATAAGTTGATGGATTAAATGTTTGTAAAGATCCTACTCCAGTTTTACCTAAAAGTTTCATTGCATCTGTTTGAGATAAGTAATCATCTGGCATTCCAGATAAACCAATACTTTGCAAAAAATTATACTCAGGGTTATTTTGTACTTGTTGTAAAATATCTTGTATGTATTGATCTTCAAAGTCTCCTATGCCTCCTCCTTCAGAAGTACCAACATTTGGTAAAAAGGTATCTTTTGCGATGTCTAATTTTTTTTGATCTTCATCACTTAAACCCTCTCTCCAATCATCACTACGAGTTAAATAATACGTTAAACTTGATTGCTCTTGAATATTTAAATTTTTACCATCTTTTAATTTTTCTTCTAAATTTTTAAAAAACTCTTTCTGATTAGCACCAGAAAAAGCACCAATTAAATTACTAAATACTTTAGAATAGGTTGCACCTGGAAGTAAGTCTTGCCAATTAAATTTAGATTGTTGACTTGGTAATATTCCATATTTAGCTAAGTTTGTTTCATTTAAAGTGTTTGCAGAACCACTTAGATCTTCTAAAAAATCATCTGATAAATTATCAGAACCTCCAGCAATAATTCTTTGTTGTGATTCAGGTTCTGATACTACACTAGACCCTGTTCTATCTCTAAACTCTTGTCTTTTATCTCTACCTGATTGTTTTGAAGTATCTATACGACTGGATGGTGTTTTAAAATTTTTTACTTTTTCAGAATAGGCTTCCTCTTTTCCTCCACCATCAAGACTCATAATACCTTCTGGACCTTTATTAGGTTTACCTTTCATAGATCCGTGTATGTTTGCTTTTACAAGCATGTCTATTTCTGGTTGAGTTATATAAGCTAATTTAGTTGGTGGTGATTCAGGGCTTGACTGCCATTCTCTTGGAGCAGTTACTTCTTGAACTTTTTTTTCTAAATAATTAATTATACTCATTACAATACCCTCTGTGTTGCTTTCATCGTGTTCATTATACCACCTTTTGCAGCGAATGTAATCTCTCTTGGATTATTACCAAAGAGCTGTTGTCCACGGTTCATGGTGCTTGGATTCACAGCAGCCATTCCTGGTGCTGAGTTCATTACAGGACCCGCTGAAGAACTTCCTATTGAAGAAGGTGAGACTGAAGAACTTCCTATTGAAGAAGGGGGCATTGTATTGATTTTAGACACTGGTGAAATTACATTTGTATTAGATAAACTAGATTGTGGATTTACATTAAGTAATTTTTTTTCATTTTTATTGTTTATCGCTTCTTGTATAAGACTATCATTTTCATCAAAACCTTTTTCTGACTGAGTTCCTATTGTACCATTCATCTTAGCAAGGTATCCATAAAGGTATTGAAGATCACCCATAGAGGCTTCTCCTCCTTTAGTCATTTTAGCTATAATGTTACTTAATTCAGGTTCATATATCATATCTTTTAATACTAAGTTATAATTTTTCTTTCCAAGTGTATTAAAAAAACGCCCTAATGTTTCTGCAACTACAAAGTTAATACCTGTTCTACCTGAAGCTACAGCGAAACTACGAGACATAACTGCAGGAATGTCTGTTCCAAAAGTTTCTTTCATTTGTGTTGCAGGAGCTGGAAGAGCGGAGCCTGTTGGTTTATCTACCAAATTAACTTTCTTTAAACCTTTTAAAATTAATTGTAAATTTTTATATTGATCTTTATAAGCAGGGCCTGCTTTGTTAAATAATACTTCTAATGATTTTTTGTTATCAATTAAAAAATTATTAAGATTTCTAAGCTCTGTAGTATCAATTGTTCCTGTTTTTTTATTGATTCTTAATTTTGTAAACTGTTCTAAAACAGATTTAACCCAAGCATCTCCTGCTTCAAATTTCATTACTTGCTCTGTTACATTTTTCATAACATTAGGATCTTTAATAGCCGCTTGAACATATTCATCTGCTGATGAAAAATTAAGTTTTTTTGAACCTGTTTGTCCTAAATATGAAAAAGCTTCTTTTAATTGTTCTTGATCAACATATTTTTTTCTATTTTTTAAAGTATTTAATCTTGTTGCAATATCTGTAATAGCTTTTGGAGAATTTCTAAGCATTGACACAAACTCAGGAGCAACTTTACTAAAACTTTCTAACACTGACCCATGCAATACTAAAAATCTTTTAAGTTTATCTGTATTTATTAAATTTGTTTTAGGATCTAATGATTTACTAATAATACGATCAAGAATTGAATTTTGCATATTAGTAATAGCGTCTGCGTTGTCAGAAAAAACTTTAGTAAATGTGTCCATTGCTTCAACATTATTAGCTTGAAAAAATGAATCTGCTACAGCCTCATCTTTAAGTTGATAGCCTGTATTAGTTTGATTTTTACTTTTAACTAAAACACCTTTTTCAAAAGTATTTATATATGTATTTAAATTATCAAAGAATGTTTCTGTCGCTCTTGAAAACTTATCTCCAGATTCTCCTGAACCTTTTTGAGTTAAAAAAGGAAGTTTAACGTCTTGTAAAGTATCTTGTAAATTTTTCTCTAGCTGATTTTTTAACAAACTTCTCATTTCTGTAATTTTTGATAGTTTAATTGTATTCTCTATTCCAGATTTTCCAAGTAAACTTGATTCTTCTTTACCAAGAGAAAGCCAAATATCAAACATATCTTGATTTGTAAAATTTTTTATTGGAGGAATAACTTCAGTACCTGTGATATTTCCTAAATCATCAAAAATAGCTCTTTCAGTAGGAAAATAATCTTCCATTATTTTAGTAATAGGGTTTATACTAGAAGGATCTGTACCTGTTTGAAATTCTCTTGATGAGGATATACCCACCAAATCATCTAAAATTTTAGGATCAGCATTTAATTTTGCAGCTGGAATTTTATCTAAAGAATCTAAAACAACTTTAGCTTCGCTATCTGCTGTAGTTTCTATAATATTTCTTAAGTTACTTCCACTTTCTTTTGCAGTTGTGCTAGGTAATAAAGATTCTGTTTCTTTAACTTGATCTGTTTCCTTAGCTAAAATTTGTTCTCCTATTTTTTTTGAAGTTTTATTAAGTTGTTCTTTTTTAACATCAAGAATATAACTTATATTTTTTTCAGTTTCAGGTATTTGTTTGTCAAGTGTTTCGTCCAATATATCGACATTTTTAGTTCTTCTAACTATAAGATCATCTAATTCTTTACCCACTGCATCAGCTTCTATTTTTGATTGTGTTACAATAAGAGAAGGAGACTCTGACTGTTCAGCAATGCTTAATTTAAGATCCCCTGTCTCAGTTTTTTTTGTTAAGTCACTTATTTCCTTAGACTCATTTAGATTTTTTGTAAATTCTGTTTCAGCTTTTTTAACAGCATCATCAAACTCAGCTTTAGTAGTAAGAGCTTGATCACTAAATAAACTTTCTTTAATAAACTTTATTGCTTTTCTTTCTTGTTTTTTCTCACTACGTGTCTTAAGTTTTTTTATTATAGCTTGAGCACCTTTAAAAGGATTTAATACTGATGTAACTGCATTTATAGTTTTTTTAGGAGAAAAAATAAAAGGGAGTGTCGCTGTCGTAGCACCTGCTAATCCTCCTGTAAGATCTAAAGGAATCACATCCAAATACCCTGGTGCTCCTGTTTCACGAGCAGCATCCTGTATTGCTGTACCTACATTCTCACCTGCAGCATAGCCAGTTATTGCAGCAGCGTCTGTTGCCACGGCTCTACCAGGATTTTTAACATAAGTATTTAAAATATTCTTAACACTATTATTTAATACAGTTCCTAATTCTTTTACTTTACCACCGGCTACATTCATCACTGGTTGAAAACCTTGAACACCTTTTCCTAAAGCAGTTGCAGAAGGAGCAAACATCAGTGGTAAGAATTTTACCAATTCTTCGCCTGCTTGATCTGCTATGCTTTGTCCTAAACCTTCAGGTGTAAAATTCGGATCTACAAAAGCATCTTGTCCAGGAATTATTTTTTTTGTAAATAAATCTTCAATTGTATTCGAAACTTTTAATTTTAGGTTTTTTTCTTTTTGAAGATATTCATCTAAATCTCCCACAAAAAAAGATGTCATATCAAGCGTGTTGGCTATTTCAGGAATAACAGCTTGTAAAATGTTTTTAAATTCTTTATTAAAACCATTTGTAAAAGCTGCAAAATTACTTTTCTTTTTATCGCCATTAGCTTTTAAATCATATTGTGTTAAACCTTGAGTAGTTAAATATGTTTCAATATCAGTTTGAAGATCACCCATATCCATATTTTTTTCTTGAGCAACCGTTGCCATTTTTTTAATAACTTCTTTAGCTGTAGTAACTTTAGCTTTTAACTCGTTGTCTTGTTCAGCCATTATTCAATATCCACAGGAACGATGGTTGCATCTTTACCCTCTGGAAAGGGTAAAGCTCCGTAATCACCAAAGTTTATGCCATATGTGTTACCTAATTCAATAAGTATCTCATCATTGTTTTTTAACATAGAAGGTTTATTCTCAGTTTTCCATTTTTTAATTTTTGCATCCATTTCAGCATAATTATTACTGGTTTCAGCAAACAATACTCTTTGTTTTTTAAGATCGTTAATATATTTCATATTTTCAAAAGCTAATGCATTAGCTTGTGGGTTTTTATAAATACTAAACAAAGATTTTAAAAGCATTTGTTGTTCAAAATTACTAGCATTACCTTTTATAGTTTCTTGCATTGCTATCGCTACTGCGTTTTGCAGTCTAACCATTTCGGTTCCTTCTACTGGGTCTAATAAAATATCTCTACCAGGAAATAATTTATTAGCTATTGCAGGAATATTCACACCTGAAATATCCATAAATACATCAAACACAGGTTTTATAGCTCCTCTAACAGGACCAGTACCTGAATTTTTATTAAAAGTTGCTTGAGCAAGTTCTAATTGAGTAGAATAATCCTCAATAAAACCAACATCTTCTCGTATAGTTGCTACAAAATCCGACCAGTTTTTTGCGTCCTCTTTTGCTCCTGGATCTACTAGCATTAACTTTCTTAAATAATCAGCTCGATCTACTGCATTTAATGATTCAAGATCAAATTCTCCATTTTCTAATAGCTTCATTCGTGATTCATATAAAGATATTGCTTTTAACAGTCTTTCATCACCTGTCTTATCACTGTGAAATGCATTCAGAGTTTCTTCCACTGTAGAACCTCTAGCTATTAATTTACCGTTAGAATCATAATATTCTTCACCAGGACTTAAAGTTGCATACTTTAGCTCTAATTTTTCTTTAGCATCCAATTGAGCAATAACTTCTCCAGTTGAACTAAAAGCTGTTTCGCCAGGTTTTAGTTTAATAATTTTGTTAGTGTCTGTTTTATTTTCTGCTAATATGGTTTCACCATCAGAGCTATAAGCTATTTCGCCAGGTTTTAATTTAATAACTTCATCATTAGGATTAGGAAGATAAGTAATTTGTTCTCCTTTATCATCGTATAAAGCTTCTCCGGGATTTAATGTGTATAACTTTGAAATAGTGTTATCAACTCCTTGAGCAACAAGAGTACCATCACCATCTACTAATTTTACATTAGGGTTAACTGTATATAATTTTTTATCTTTTTCAATTGATTGAGTTTCATACTTTTTTTCATATTGTCCTGTATCAGGATTGTACTGCAACAAACTTTCACCTGCCTTCATTACAATAGGGTCTATTGTTTCGGGTTTCTCAAAAGCTTTAGTTAATGCTAAATTTTTTATAGCAGCTTCGGGGTCCGTGGCATCATACTCTTGTTTATTTTTTAAAGCTTGAGCAAATAAAGGACTTGAAGATTTAAGACTTTCACCAGCAATTTCTAATCCTCCACCTAGTCCACCTTGCATAGATTTACCAGACATCAAACCTCCAAAAAAGTCTAAGGCCGCAGGAGCTATGTTTTGAAATTTGTTAAAGGGTTGTCTTTCTTGTACAACGTCCATAGAACGTAACTCATCTAAATAAGTATTGTATCTATCTACTCTATTTGATGCTTCTCCACCTTTATCAAACTTTTGTACAGGTTGATTGACTAGACCAGATGTAATACCGACACCTCTTGAAGACATTACTCGTCCACCTCTATTAAATAATCTTCTGTTTAATACACTCATTAGCCCATCAATGCTCCGAGGCCTACGCCAGCACTACCAATAGCGCCCGCTGCTTGTAAATAAGGATTACTTGTTGGCATTGGAGCTACAGTTTGTGTTGCTGTACCTATTCCTGGTGTTAGCTGTTGTAGTGTTTGTGAACCAAATGATAATCTTCTGTAAGGCTCCATCATTGCATTAAGTTGATTTTGATAACCTGTGTTAGCAGAACTTTGAGCTAACTGTTGTTGTAATCCACCAATGCCTAATAAACCAGAAACATCTGTTGCCTGTTGTTGCTGTAGCTGACTACCTAACCCTGCCATTTGACCACCAATACCACTTGTTGCTTGACCTAGTTGACCAAAAGCAGATCCTGCTTGAATACGTTGTGTATTAGCTGCTTGACTTGCCGCTTGAGCTTGTTGATAATTTTTAGATAAGTCTTCAAATATTCTTCTTGATTTTAAATCTTGTGTATTTCTTTGTAGCTCTGATTCTTGTAAAGCGTATCTTTCATTTCCGAAAGCACCTACTTTATTAGCTTGAGCAGCAAGCCCTTGACCAGCCATGGCTGATTGTCTATCAATTTCTTTTAGTGCTTCATTAGTAACGAGCTTTTGATAAGGGTCCATGAACTGAGACATACGATCTGCAGTTGGTTCAAATTGAGCACCACCTATTGTCTGTACACCTGCGCCTAATGTTCCGAGAGCCGCGGTCTGTCCTGCTTGGCCCGCTTGTAAAAATGGTTGATAAGATCCTAGTCCTTGACCTTGTAAATTAAAAGCTGCTTGTTGAGTTGGTGTAAAACCAGCCACCTCTTGTCCAGGTATTTGCATAGGAGCTTCTAAAGTTCCTGTTACAGGAGCAGTATAATCTGCATCCCCTTCTTGACCAACTTGTTTAACTCCAAATAAAGTATTTAATAATTGTTGTTGCCTGTCTGTTAAAAACTCAGGGTACTTTTGTTGTACTATTTGTTCTTGTGTTGCCATACTACGCTACTCTTCCTTCAAATTGATCCATCATTTCATACATTCTTTTTGCTCCTTCTCGGCGATCTCCATCACCAGCTCCTCTAACCGCTTGAGCAGTCATTACAAATTCACCGTCACTTAGCATAGCAGGAATAGAATCAGAAGTCTCTGTTCCCGGTCCTTCAGACATACCACCATCAGCTCTTAAATCCATCACTCCACCATCAGCTGCATATTTTATTGTTGCAGGAGCATCATATCCTGGACCTAAAGTATCGCTTATTCTTGCCACAGAAAAGTCTTGTGATTGTTGTTCGTCGTCTGTTGTTTGATCTATTAGTAAACCAAGAGCCGCGGTGCTTAGTCCGTAGAGAGATGCTAACTCTCCTATAGACATTCCTCCAAGTAATCCTTTTTTAGCTTCTTTTCCTATTAATTCTTGAATATTTATTCTCTCTTGTGCGGTAAGAGTTTTAGGGTCTATACCCATTTTTGTAGCGTAATCATCTATACCTTGAGCTGAATTATTACCGAAAGCAGTATCAGTGCCATCAGAAAAAGGATTAGCTTTAAAGTTATCAAAAAAATCCATTCCTGATTTTGTACCTCCCCCATCAGACTTCATACCTAAAATTCTTTTACCTATATTCAAAGGATTATAAGATCCTTCTCCTTCCATACCATAAGCGCCTCTAGCTCCTGTACCTTTAAATAAGCCTTGTCCGCTCGCATAATTAGAAGCTACACCAGATAAACCACCACGTAGTCCCATTTGTAATGCTTGATTAGGATCACCAGGGTTTTCTCTTTTAAATGAGCCAAGTCCAGCACCTACTGCGGCACCCGCAACTGGACCAAACATAGCACCTGCAATAGGTGCTGCATAGCCAGAGATATCTCCAGCTGCTTTCTTAAGTCTTTTAACAATTTTGTTTAAGAAAAATTCAGGTTGTCCTGTAACAGGATTGATAGAGTTGAGTTCGTTACCTACAATATAACGACCGGGATCAATGCCCATATCTACCATACTTTTAAATAATCTTTTTTTGAGAACTGGGTTACGATCAAGAACTTCCATTGGAACAACTGTCTCACCTTCGGCAGCATGCACAATATATGTATCTTCATATCGGCCTAGTCCGCCAATATTAGAAACAAACTTTTGAAAGTCTTTTAATGATTCTAGTCCCTGCTGCATGTTACTTCATGACCTCTCCAAATATATCTAGGCTATTAACCTGTATTGCGACATCTTTTTTAATATCGTCTTTTTTAGTGGAAGTTGCAGGATTCTGAATGTCAGCTTCTGCTTCAGCATCATCTTTATATTCGTTTCCTGTTTGCGCATTGTAGACTTTTTCAGTAGATTTAACCTTAATATTATCAGGTGTTTTCTTACCCGCTACAACAATCGTATCCTCATTTGTACCCATTTTTTGCTCCTTTTGCAATATAATTTTAGCAGTTCCACTTTCGTAAAGACTTGTTAATCCTTGAGTTCGGATCCTTTGCAGTCTTGGAACTAGTTAGTTTTTTCTTCATGCCAGTCATTCTAGCACAAAAAGATTTACGTCTACTAGCAGCTTTTGAGCCTGCTTTCAGTTTAGACGGTTTAGTTGTAACAGCAGTTTTTAGTTTTGATCCGGGGTTCGCGGCACGATAAGAAGCAACACCTTTGCGATTTAAACCGCCAGATTTACTTTTACCTTCTTTACGTTGCCATGCTGCTGTCTTAGCCATTATGTTTTTTTTGTCCTTTTCTTAGCAAATGTTGCGGCTCTTGATGGTGTAGGACCAGTATTTGATTTAGCTTGTTTTCTTCTTACTGCTCCTGCTTTTTGTCCTTTTGACATCGCCCTAGCTTTAGCTATAGGTACACACTTAGGATACTTTTTTCTTTTTTCGCCACCACTTCTACCACATTTAGGAAAAGACCCATCGGACTTTTTATTGGCTATATCTACCCAATTTTCTTTGACCCAAGATCTTAATCCTTTTTTAGCCATTACGCTCTTTTAGTTTTTTTACGTTTCTTTTTCATAATAGCGCCACACCCTTTAGCTATTCCGCCTTGACTGTAACTAGAAACTTTTTTTCTATCTTGTGATATTTTATTAAAGTCAACGACTTCACCGCCTGCTGCCATTTTTTTCTTTTTTCCTCCTGGTTTAATTTTTCCTGAACAAACACGACTACCATACATATTAGCATAAGCTGAAGGATAAACATCAAACTTACGTTTTGCTGCGGCTTTACCTTTTGCACATAATTTAGCCATTATTTTTTCTTTTTCTTTTTCATCTTAGCAGCAGTGATAATATCACCTCTGGTTATTTTTTTAGGATCTCCATACATAGCAGCAAGTTTTTTGTTTTTTACTTTTGTAGTTTTTTTAGCTTTACCACCATCTTTGTACATCATTCCGCCACCCATCATTTTTTTAGGCATCTTCTTTTTTTTCATTTCATTCATAGTTTACTCCTTTGATTAAGCATTAGTTATTTCTAATACACTTATTATAATACTCAAGTCTCCACCGTTTTGCGCTTGAGCTTTTATAATTTCTGATTCTTTTACTATTAGTGGAGTTGATGCCGCCACTACACTATCAGAAGTGTCTTGTGCCATATTACCGGTCGCAAGAAGTTCTTGAGATCGTTTAGCTTCTATTGGTCTATCTGTTTCTAAATTATAACTGACGCCACTACTATCTACAAGAGATAAAGACACAGTACAGTTATTATTAATGTCTTTGTTAGATACACGAATAGATTTAACAATAGCTGAAGTTGCAGTAGGTACTGTATAGACAGAAGTCAAGGCTGTGGTGCTTAAATTGACTTTATAATTTGTATAATTATTTGCCATTTAAGAAAGAAACCAAGTAATCTGTTCGTCTTCGTTGCGAAGAGTTTCTGAAGTATATGTATTATTTAACACAAATATCATTTGTTCTAGTGTTTGAATAAGAGTAGCCATTTGAGATTGATTATACTCTTGAGTAGCTTGAGGTAATATAGGTGTTGTAATTTTAGCCATTAACTACCTCTTTTTCCATCAGGTTGCATATCAACTCTTAATGTTCCATATCTCCAATTTTCACCAGTAGCATTACTTTCAAGTTTTAAAGAAAGTTGTCTTCCTCTAATTCTTGTATCTTGTTTAGTTGTACTAGTTGTAATTTCAAAAGGACCATGGGTTGTTTGAGTAGCTGAAGGATAAGGTCTTGTTTGCATTGTAATATCTACATTACCTACTTGATTTTTAAAGTCAGGTAGAATTCTTCTTATTGACATAAAGTTATCTCCTTCTCCTATATCAATATCACCAGATTCTATAAAAGCTACCATTGCACTACCGTCGTCATCAGTGCCTGTTTCTTGAGCGTAGATAAAACTACGACCTGTTTTAAGACCTTGAACAGTAGGAGTTGCTGTAGCAGAACTGCCTGCAACAAATTGAGAAGCATAAGGAACAGAATAAATACTACTATTACTCCATGTAGTTCTATCCAAAGATCCTACATACCATAAATTTTCTAAATAATTATATACAACTTGTTTATTAATAACGTTAGAAGTTGAATCTGCATAGAACCACATAACTTCATTATAATCTGCGTTTGAAGCACAATAAACTTCTGTTAGAGAAGAAGGTGAAATAGAATCAAAAACATGATCTTGCACACTACAAGGTATTTTTTTAACAGCACCATCATATAAGAAGAAAGAATCATTACCCATCCAATAAGCAATACCGTTTACATCAACTGCTGCGTTTAATCCTACAGCACCACAATTCGAACCTAATTGTTTAAAACCAAAAGTAAGAGGAGGACCAATAAACTGCATTTGATACAAGGCAGTATCTGTCCAAATAAGAATAGCACCTCTACTTCTTACAGCTGCTTGAATTTGATTACCTGCTGTTAGTCTGTGACTACCTGCAGTGTTAATAGAAGAAGGAGTCCATTCGTTTTGATTTTCTTGAGTAGACCATCGAATAAACATACTATCTTGAGTAGAGGTATCTCCAATAGTTGTTTCTGTTCCTAAACAAATAACGTGACGATCATCACCTGAAACTAACATTAATCTAGTTTTTGTAGGAGCTGTAGAAACCTCTGTTACAGATGATCTATTGCTTGATAAACCAGCTGAAGTATCCCAATAAGACAATCCACCATTAAATTGTTGTGATAAAACATCTTCTCCCCAGTTGTCCAAGGACCATTTTCCTGCTTCCAATAACACACCAGAAGCGCCTGTCAAACCTTCTCTAGATGTATCCCAAGTTGAGTCTCCCCAAGTACCAGCACCCCAACCATATCCTAGTAAAGAAGTTGCAGGACCTGTATTAAATTGATAGGAAGCATTAGCAGTGGCTCCTGTAGCTGTTGAAGTAGCTGCGGCAGGTGCTTCTATAGTATATGTATCCGTAGTGGGGACAGTTAATATTTCAAACTCTCTTTGTAAATTAGCTTGAGTTATTCCCCCTACAGCAGCACTCACAGTTGCAATCGTTACAAAGTCCCCTATGAGCGCCCCATGAGACGCGTCTGTCACAGTGACAGTAGATGATTCATCAGTTACAGCAAACTGTGTAATGTTGCCCGTGCCTGAAGCACGTATAGGGGAAATGTCAGCATAGTTATTTTCAGAATATGCATACAACTTTTTATTAGTTCCATACACAGCATATTTAACACCATCTAAACTTGAATAAGTTAGAACAGCTCTTACTGCTCCAATGATTCCGTCTTGTGTTACTTTAGACCAGCCACCTATTTTTTCAGGTAGTCCATAACGAAATCTTACGTTGTCACAATCCGACCATTTACCCTCTGCGCCGTATTCAGTATTCTGCTTATCTATACCTGGTGCAAATTGCAGTTTTGTTAACGGCATTGAAGCTCCTAGTTAGTTGCGTAGAATGGCATCCAGTAATCAGTGCCATTAATATTGACACGGATATGTCCTGTTAAAGATCCTACACTTGTATCAGTTGTAATACTCTTAGTTTGATCTGAAGCACTTGTGCCATCAAATCTAATAAACTCTTGATCTGTATCATCTTGGTCTAATGTTAAACAAGCTATAGCACCAGAAGTGTTTGCTTGACTGACTGTTACTAATGCACTTGTTGGTGAGCTTGTGCCAAAACCAATTTTATCTGCTGACCCATCTATAAAGAAAGCATGTGTTAAAGTATTTGTTTCTGCTCTAAAATCTACTGAAGCACCTGAATCATTAAAAGTAAACCCACCCCCATCAAAGTCAATGGCTCCTGTTGCTTTTACACCACCAACAACATGTAGTTCTGTTGAAGGAGAAGCTGTTTTTATACCTACTCTATCATTACCTGCATCAGTGAAAAATAAGTTTGCATCACCATTACCTTCAATACGAAAGTCTAAGTCAGCACTTGATTCGTTAAAGACAAAAGTACCACCGTCGAGAGAAGTGTTACCTGACACTGTTAATGTTCCATTAGCTTTCAAATTACCAGCGTCGGCCAAAACATCAAACATTGTAGAACCGTCGGAATAAAGTATATGCTTAGATCCTGCTACTAAATTTGTTGCTGTACCGCCCGCAGGTTTAAAACCTAAACTGTGAGTTCCCATAGTGGTTGCGTTATCGACTATATACCAAGTCTCTACAGCTTCGCATTGCATTGTTGTATTACCTGATAAGGTACCTGTTAATTTTATAATAGCATTACTTTGTTCATCTGCAGTCGTACCATCAGAGGCAGTTAAAGAATCAGTTGTGCTTGCGACTGCAACAGCTACATATCCTTTAATTGCTGATTCTACTTTTTGTAAATTATTGTTTGTAATAGTACCCCAAGTTCCAGAGTTTTCTCCAGTCGCTTGAATTTCTAAATTTAAAATTGATGAATACGTTGATGCCATATTTTAATCCTATCCTACGTCATCCAATAATGCAGCTACAATACAAGTAGCACTTGCATCTCCTGCATCACCTATATCTGAACTAATAGCATGGATGTCTGCTACAGTTGCGTTAGGTAATCTTCCAAACCATGATTGACTTGGTCCTATAAATATTCCATCAGCTAGATTATTAGCTGCTGTTCCTGCATCTATTGATAACATAATGCCGTCTGTGGTGCTAGTATTTTTAACAAATAAAAATTTAACTTTGTCTCCTGTGGCTATTGCTGTCGGAGCTGTATCTTGATCTACTGCCGTATAATCTAAAAAATGACCTGCTATGAGGTCAGCACTTGTCGTGGTTACTTCAGTCTTCTTATAATACCATTTATCATTGACATCATCAGGGGTAACTGTCATAGATCCACTAATTGTGGTAGCTATCTCATCTGGTAATAATGTTACTGATAAGCTTACTGTTGCGTCATTGGCCATTAATCTGTGCTCCCTGGTTCTACATCAATCCATGTAGCGTCTGCTGTGTCGTCTACTTCATTCCATAAGAAAAAATTAGGTGATCCTACAGAAAATGAAATTAAATTTTGAAATGCATCACCAAATGCTGTTTCATCTCCCAATCCTACAGTAATTTGTCCTGCAGTGCTAGTAGTAACATTAGCATCAGCAGCCACAGTTTCAGTGCCTATCGTAAAGCTTGCTGATACAGTAGTAACTGCAAATGTTGCCGCGCCTATTACAGATCCTAAATCATCAACACTAGCACTTAAAGAAACACCACTAACAAATGGTGATCCTACATTTTGAACTGCTCCTCCTCTAACTGAGGCAATTCCAAACTCTGATATTGATCCGTGACCTAACATTTATCTTGCCGTTGTCGGCACTCCTTTACTACTAACAAATGGGTTCTCTGCAAAAGCCATGTAAACAAATGTTTGACCATTTGTATTATAACTTGCACCATCACTTCTTACTTTAAAACCATTACTACAAAAATCACCAAAGGTACTAGTTGCTTCAGCATCAGTTGCTTCTGCTTTAACATATTTACTAAATGGGTTAGTGGGGTTTCTTGTACCATCAAATATAAACCATTCTCTACCACTAGATGTTCCTTTTATCATGACCCAAGCAGGTTTAAATCCTGTATACACAAATGGTCCGTTTGTACTACCATTACCAACATAGCTGCCGAATTTTGAGTAGCCTTGTTTTTCTGCAAAACTATAAAATACATATGAGCCACCATTTGTATTTAATCTATCGTTATTAGTTACACCACCTACAGTAAAGACACTTGAAGTTGGAGATGTATCTCCATAAAAACCAAAATCTTCTTTAGCATCTGTATTATTTAATCTTAATCCATGTGTATTTCCAATAGATTCATGATAGACATTCCAAGCATCTGCTGCATTTAACTTTTTTGTAATATGTAATTTAGGTACTGCACCTAATCCATGTCCTACTGTTAATTCACTACCTGTACCTGTATATGTTCCAATACTAAATCCTGCTTCTTGATTTACTTGTAGATTAACAGTAATAGAACCATCATCATTATCAGCTTTTGTTCCGCCATTACACTTCCATTGCCATGCTACAAAGGTTTGACTATCACCATTAGTATTTCTTTGATTTGCAGGACCTACTGTAAAACCATCAGTATCGAAAGAAATAAGGTCTTTAGCAGTATCTGCAGTATTAAATTCTGCAACATCTGCTTCACTACCTAAACTTTTTGCTCTACCTCTTGTACTATCAAACAAAGCATGAGTTGATGTTGAACTTCTTCTTTTTATCCAAATCCAATCAGGTGCTATAGTAGCATTACCTTGACTAGTTACTGCTAGGGTAGAACTATTACCACTATAAGCTGCTGCTTGAAAATATTCTGATGGGTCGTCTATATCTGTATAAGCCATTATCCAAACTCCGCTAAATTTTTAGTGTTAAGTGCAAAATAACCTGATGGTGGTGCATATTTAAATAAACCTTCACCATTAGCATCTGTATTTCCTGCTGAAGAAATTTCTCCTGCAAAAGTATCGTCTGCACCAAAGTTAGTATTGTAGGTTACTGTTGAACTTCCTTGACCATTACTTTGTGCAAAAACATAAAGAGCATTGTCAATATCAATTGTTCCTTGACTTGCGTTATTTTTATAAAATGTAACAGTATTTTGTGCTGTGTCTAAATCTAGTGCTATTGCCATTATGTCATCTACTGCCCAAGTTGCACCATAAGAAGCACCTCCCGGAAGTTTTGTAGCATTCATTACATAACCATGACCAGAGCCACCATTTTGTGATTCATCTAGTTGTCTCTGACCATCAAAACCATCTACAGTAGATATACCTATCATTGCATTACTTGCTGTTTTTGCTGTGCAAATCATTTCAACATACCATTTACCCTTTTGTACTGCTATGGAACTTCCTGCTGTACTTGCGTTAGTACAAACTGTTTTTAAATTACCTTCACTAAATGCAACTGTAGTTGTGTCTGTTAATAAAGGATTCATAGTAGCAAAATTATTAGTAGGTGTATCTATCATTACATCTGTTGCTGCAAGATTAGTTACTGCCCAATGATGGTCATTACCTGAAGTATCTGCACCTATACCACTAGAGTTTTGACTTGTACCTGTTTCTTTAAACTCTAAATAAAAACCATTAGTCCCATAACTACCTGTGTAGGCTTTTGGTATCCAAACACCATTGTCATCAGTCTCAGCGAAGTCTGTTGGTGCTTTTGCAGCACCATCTACAAGATGAACTTCTGTTAGGTATGCATCAAGGTAGCTACTTGAATTATAAGATGACTGACTTCCTATAGTATGGGGAGCTGTATTATTAACCGCAAAATCATCATTTTGACTAGGATTATTTCTTTGAGAAAAATCTGTAATTTGTGTTCCGTTTACATATAACTTTATTCTGTCATTAGCAGTGCCATTAGTTGTATCTATTGCAAGAACAATATGATACCAAGCACTTGGGTCACGAAAAAGTCCTGTTGTTAAGAAGTGATTATAAGTCCAACCAGTAAGACATAACTGGTCATTAACAAAAGCTAAACCTTGCCAACCTGTATTAGCATTTGCTCCATAAGCTAGAAAAATCATTTGATTTCCTGATGGTGATAGATTTGCTCTTTTAAGCCAAGTGCTAAAGGTAAAAGTTTTACGATTACCAGCACTAGATGGAGTTCTTCTTAAATCAGCACTATCATTATCATTAAACCTAAGAGAATTATCTATTTCATATCCACCACTAACTGAATTAGCACCTAAGATATTAACCATTATACTACCTCGTCTGGAAATTCTCCAAGTGGTCTTGATGTAACTCCATCACTATCTGTTGTGTATTCTAATAAAGTAATTAAGGCTTCAACATTTGCACAACCATCTATAGCTGTTTCCATAGCATTAACTTTTGTTCTTACTGCTGCTCTATAAGTTGCAATATTACTTGGTACAGAATAATCAGAAACATCTGCTGCTTTGATTACATACCAATCAGTATTTGATAATAGTCCTGCTGCTTGTGCGTTGAATTGATTTTTATAATTAGTCTTTAATCCATAAGTAACAATTTGGTTTCCGTCACTATCTAATAATGGGTCGCCATCTTCATCTACTTCATTAACATCTGCAATAGCTTTAGCAGTTGCTGTTCCATAACTACCTGTAACTTTACCACTACCAAACGCATAAGTTATATTTGTATTAATATAGAATGTTTCATCTTTTCTATTTGTTTCATCTATCTCTACAGTATAGATACCAATGGCATTTCTTTCTGCCTCTGTCCATAAACTATAAATAGCTTTTGGATATAAATTATCCCCTATTTGTATTCCTTTATTTCCTTTTGGGAAACTTGTTATACTTCCTGATATTACTTGTGCAAACATATTACTCCTATGATAAAGTTAAATTTAAATTTCTACCAACTTCTAACCATTTAGAACCATTGTATCTAAATACAAATAAATCCCCTTTGCTAGCTGTTGTTGTTAATGTGGGTGCTGTGTCACCTGTAAATTCATAGACTGCGTTCCATGTAATTGTTCTTGAACCTGTACCATCTTGTATTAATAGTAAAGATACAAACTGTCCTGCTGCAGGTGTAGTACCACTTGGTGCAGATATAGTTCTATTACCTGCCATTGTTAATTTAGCTACAGGAGATGCAATAACATCCCAAGCAACAGTCGCTCCATCAGTTAATGTATCTTCTGTATAAAGTGCTGCTCCAGATATTTTTGTTAATCCATTAGCATCTGCTGTATAAACTTTAGAAGCTGCTGTTGTTCCTAATGTAGCTAAGTCTGAATAATTTAATTCTGCTGCTGTTGATGTAACATTTGTACCACCAATATCAAGAGTAGTCATTTGAACTTCTCCTGCAACAGTTACTAAGTTAGCCGCTACAGTTATTAAATCAGTATCATCAGCATGTCCTATTGTTGTGCCATCAATTAAAACATTGTCAATATCTAATGAACCACCACTAATTAATCCTGTAGTTGTTATCGTTGATGCACCTGTATCTATAGTACCAAATCCTGAAGTTATAGAACCAGAGTTTAATGCTCCTGTTGTTACAATATTTGAACCACCTACATTATGTCCTGCAAAATAAGTAGAAACAGTATCGACATTGGTCATACGCATTGTACCTGCGTCATTAATTAATATACCATCTCCACTTGCTACTGCTGTAGTGCCTCTTGAAGTACCACCATCAATTAAATTTATTTCTGTAGCTGTTGATGTTACTGCTACATCTTCATTTATTTTTGGTGAAGTTAAAGTTTTGTTTGTTAAAGTATCTGTTGTTGCTTTACCTACTAATGTATCAGTAGCTGCTGGCAGTGTTAAAGTAACATTACCAGAAAAAGCTGAGTGAGCAGGAGCTTGAATTTGTGCATAGTGTGCGTTTGATGATTCACAGTAAAATCTGACTACAGACTGTGCTCCAGCGTTTTTAACATCAAGAACACCACCATTAACTGTTAGATCGTCTCCAACACTTATATCACCAGTGACTGTTAAAGAATCTACAAAAGCATCTTTCCATCTAACGCCTGTAGATCCTAGATCTACATCACTATCTGATTGTGGACCAAATATATTGTCACCAAGATAAACTTGTTCTACGTTTGCTGCATAAAAATGTATTTCATCGGCAGTTTCAAAATCTATTTTTGTTTGATCATCTTCACCTATTTTAATATCTGTAGCTAGTAAAGATGTGATTGTAGTTTGAGCTGCACTAAGAGCTAAATCAATTGTATTATCGGCATCTTGATATGTGACTGTAATACCTGTTTCAGTATTACTACTAAACATAGCACCTGTTGTATCTGATATTACTTCAGCTAAAGTTGTACCATTAACTGTTATAGCATCCGCTTCTAATGTGCCATCAATGTCTGCATTACCAGAAATATCTAAAGTTGCTGCATCTAATTCACCAGATGCTGTAAGATTTGTAACACCTGTTACAGCACCACCAAAAGCAACATTATTACTTCCATCTTCAAATATTAATTTACTTGCAGGTAGAGTACAAAAAACATCTTTAGTGCCTGAACTAAAATTAACAGCACTATCACTGTTAGAGCTAGATATTACAGTAGTTCTTGCTAAATCAGAACTGTCTCCATCTAAAGTTCCAAGTCCTACTTCAAACTCTGCCTGGTCTTGGTGTGCTATACAATAATATACTGTATTAGAATTACCAATACCTGCAGCAAAAGTTTCAAAACCTGTTACAGCGCCACCAAGAGATACAGTTCCTGTACCTGTAGTGGTTGTTGTTTCTTTTACACGATCATTAATGACTAATGCCATTTAAATTTTTCTCCTATGCTAATCTTAGTATAGCGTTACTTGCATCTGCAGTTGGAAACTGAATTGTAAAAGTTCCACTTGTAGATGTCTTGTCTCCACCAAAATCTAAAACAGCTACTGCTTTGTTAGAATCAGAGCTATTATAAATTAAAGCTCCCCTTGCAGTAATTGTTGCAGATGTAAATGATATATCAGCAAAATCACAAATTGCAGTAGTACCTGATGTTGTCGGAGTTACACTTGTTAGTGTTCCACCACCAGAACTATATGTTCCAGAATTAGATACTTCATTACTTGTGCTAAATGCTGTTGTTGAAGCATCTAAAGAAGCTGAACTTGTGTAGAGCGCGATTTTAAAAGTGTCACCCGAGGTTGCAGTAAAATTATGCGTACCCACAAGTAACTCTTGTTTAAAACTTGTGCAAACAGCTTGAGTTATTGACATTGTTTATCCTCCTTATGGATTTTTTGATTGCAAAGGTGTTCTTAAAGCACCGTGCATGTATTCATCTCGTCTGTGTCTTCCTTGTTGCTCAATAACAAGTTCTTGAAGAGCACGTTGATAAGATTGTTCATATAATTGTAGCATTTCTGCCGGGCCTTTTAAAAATTTAAAGGCTTCTGCAAGACATCCGTATAACAAACAACTAGGAGCATTATTTCCTAAAAAACTTGTTGTATTACTAGAAGATAGTCTTGTAGGTAATCTAGTAATTCCTAATTCGATATTATAAGCAAGATCTGGCGTAGGCGCAACATAAATTGTGTTGTGATCCCACCAAGCCCAATATCTTGGAGCGGCGGTTTCAGTTCTATCTGGCCAATATTCATTCATATAAGTTATATCTCTTTGTTCCAAAAAAGATCTAACAGTGGAACTTGTTGAAAAAATATTAACACTTCTAACAGTACCTAAAGAAGTAGGATCTGGAGTCAGTCCACCAGGTAAAGATAAAAAAGCATTACTTGCTACTAAATTGGCGGATTGATTGGACTTAAAAACATCTAAGTCTACATCTCGAAATATTCTATTTTCTGTGTGTTCAATAAAATCATTAACAATAACATCTGTTAAAACAGTGTTATCTACTTCACAATACTCTCTTATCTGTGTAACTAATTCACTATAGGTTGTCATGATACACTCACTAAAACTTTTCCTAAATTAACACCAACTATTGTCGAAACTTTACTTTCAGGTATCATTGAATCATTATATTCAAAAAACCCAGAACCACCAACAAAAACTGTGGTAGGCTCAATTCTTGATGGTCTTGCGTTTTGAAGACTTTCTTTATCTATAGATTTTTTGGTTCTTTCTAATTGAGGATGTTTAGATTCAAACTCGGATTTATGTACGAATAAACCATTCCATTCTTTTACCATTTCTTTGTAAGGAAATTCCATACCACTTCTATCTGAAATAGCTTTTGCATATTTACCTACTGCGTGGCCCATTAGATATAGCCTCTCTCAGGTGTTGCATAAAAACTAGAACGAGGTCTATCTTCTTCGGAAGCACGTTGCCATTCTTCATCATAAATTTGTTTTAATAAAGGAGTTCTTTCAGGAGATTTTTTAACAGAAAGATAATAAGCTAATCCTGAAACGAGACATGGTAAAAATCTAGTAGGGACTTCTAATTCGTTAGTATAATTTCCTGCATCTTGCATTTTAGTCAAAGCATAATATTTAAAACTATGCGCTCCATCCGGAGTAGGGTATAAATATAAAACTGGAGCAGAAACATTTCTTTCTACAAAAAATTGTACTGGAGTTCCTCCTGTAGATTTATTAGATATATTTAGATATTCTGCTCTGCTAATACGATCTACTTCTATATCATTACTTGTATTATTTTCAGTAAAAACTACAGCTTCTAAAATATCAATAACATCTGTTCCTAAAGTGTAGTTAGTTGTGTTAGCTGTTAAAGTTTGAGTTCTAAGTTCTACGGTCCAAAGATTAATACCTCTATTAGACCATTCAGCTAACATTATATTTAAAGATCTTCTAGCCGTTTTTAAATCATATCCTGAACGTGAGTTTAAACCACATCTTTCAAAAGACTCTTCTATTACCTCATCGACATCTAAATCAAATGCATTTGTTCCTGAAGTAGCCATTATTTACCTACTTTTTTCATTGCTTTTTTATGAGCTTTTGCAAAAGTCTTACCTTTTTTCATATCTTTTTTCATAGAAGACATGTGTTTTTTAGTATGCTTTTTAGAATGTTTTTTTAAAGTTTTCTTTTGACCTTTAGATATTTGTTGAGGCATAGAAGATCTCCTAATCATTATTAATAGATTTTTTGAAACTCTGCTATTATTGTATACATGTTACCTGAATCAGCGGCTCCTGGTACCACAAAATTAACATCACTTTGATTACTATTACTAGACTTGTCTGCTGGTATTCCACCAAATTCTCTAAAATCCCAATAACCTGCTCCTGTTAAACCAATGATAGGAATATCACCATCTGAATCTTCTTCATCCAAACGAGCATAAGAGTCTCCTCCATCTCCGCCTTGACATGAATACCAAACTCTAAGTAATCCTAAATGTGCCACTGCAGTTCCATCTTGTCTAGCAGTCAATGCTGATACATCACCAAAAACTGTAGTGGAACCTGTTCCGTCTGATTGATTGACTATTTTAATTACGACACGATTGTCGTTTTGTTGTAGGATTGTTGGTCCTGTTACTGTGTCTGCCATTTGTTTCCCTCCTTAATTAAGAAACAGTGTGGGCCGAAGCCCACACTTTAGTTAATGTTATTGATCTGCAAATGCAGGTACGTCTGCACCTTCTTGGTAACCCCAAATATAGTAATTTGTACTATCTTTAGCTAAAATATTAATTTCAAACAAACCAA